AGCCGGATAACATTCGCCACCATCGGCAGTGTGAAGAATCATCCCGAACTGTTCACCCACTTCAAGAACATCATCGTGGACGAATGCCACCTTGTTAACCCTAAAGAGGGTATGTACAAAGATTTTTTTGATGCGGTGAAGTGTAAGGTTCTTGGACTGACAGCTACACCGTATCGTTTAAGTTCCAGCCGTGACTTTGGTTCTATGCTGAAATTTATCACCCGGACAAAGCCTCATGTCTTTTCAGAGGTCATTTATCATGTACAGGTATCAACCCTATTAGATATGGGCTATTTGGCGAAGTTGAATTACTATCCAATGAATCCTTTGGGATGGAACGAACTTAACTTGAAAGTAAATACTACTGGTGCCGATTATACAGATAGGTCAGTTCAAAGAGAATATGAACGGATAGACTTTTACGGCTATCTCGTTCATATTGTCCAAAGACTGATGAATCCCAAAGCCGGAGGAAAACGGAAAGGTATTTTAGTCTTTACCCGTTTTCTGAAAGAAGCGGAGCGGCTTACCTGGTCTATACCCGGAGCCGCAATCGTTTCGGGTGACACCCCAAAAGGTGAGCGCGAAAGGATACTTGAAGCATTCAAGGCTGGTGAAATTTCGGTAGTGGCGAATGTCGGGGTATTAACCACCGGCTTTGACTATCCGGAACTTGATACAGTCGTTATGGCACGTCCTACAATGTCGCTTGCTATGTGGTATCAGATAGTCGGTCGTGCCATCCGCCCGCATCCTTCCAAAGAATGTGGCTGGATTGTGGATTTATGCGGTAATATCAAACGTTTCGGAGAGGTGTCGGACTTACGGTTGTTTGATAGTGGAAATGGGAAATGGGCAGTTTACTCGAAAGGAAGGCAATTAACAAACGTGAGATTCTAAAACTATGGACGAAGGATTTTTGAGGCTAAGCCGCAGGTTTTTCTCGAATGAAATGTGGAATGAAGCCCGTACTTTTAGCAGTTGTGAAGCGTGGTTAGACTTAATCCAGTCTGCACGATTTGAGGCAACGCCCCGAAAGGAGAGTATCGGAGGTCGAGAAATCTCTTATTCAAGAGGTCAATATCCTGCATCCATAAGATTTTTATCTCAACGCTGGAAATGGTCTGAAAAGAAAGTGCGTTCCTTTCTTGTACATCTTAAGAAAAAAGGTATGATAACTGTTGAGTGCAATCAGGGAATGAACCTTATAACCCTATGTAAATATGAAGAATATAATCCAATGGGCACAAGTAAGGGCACATGCAAGGGCACAGATATTGAAAAGAAAATCAAAGAATTACAGTCCGAATGGGCACAGCTAAGGGCACAACTTGGGGCACAGTCTGTGAACAACAATCTGCCGCAATCCGAACTTTTGCAAAAATCAGGGCACACGGAGGGCACAAATACAAAGAAAGAAGAAGAAAGAGAGTATATAGATATATCTTCCCAGCAAAAGAAAGAAAATACTCCTGACGGAGTATCAAAGAAAGACAAGCTTTCTTCGCCCTCTCTTTCTGAAAAGATTGATTACAGCGGATTGATGGAATACTATAATTCCACATTCAAAGATAGACTCCAGCAGATAAAATCAATGACCGATGTGAGAAAAAAGGCTGTAAAAGCCCGGATAGCCCAATATGGAAAAGAGTCAGTGAGGACTGTTTTCAATCTCATTCTTCAATCCCCATTTCTGCTGGGAGCTAATGACCGCAATTGGAAATGTGACTTTGATTGGATTTTCAAACAAGCAAACTTTACTAAAATATTGGAAGGAAATTATAATGGGAAACGAACTGATACTGTCACCACAAGAAGAGAATCGGTTAGTCGTCTTAAAGACCTCGCCGGAGAAATATTGCGAAACTCTACGCCCGAAAAAAGTTGAGGATGTATTTCTAAGCAATGAGCCGGCCATAGGGACTATAATCAGAAAACTCGGAGAGCCGCAGGCGAGAGCCATATTGGTAATTTTAATTGCTGACGCTTTGGCGTTCTTCAATGTGGTTAATACCATGTCTGACACACAGGTTGCAATGACCGTAGACTTAATCATTGAGGAATACCCTTACATGAAAACTGACGATTTCAAATTGTGTTTCAAAAATGCAATGAAAATGAAATATGGAGAAAGTTACAACCGCATAGACGGGCAAGTTATTATGGGCTGGTTACGTGAATACAACAAAGAACGTTGTGCTATTGCTGATAGCCAGTCATGGAATGAGCATAAATCACACATGGCTGATGAGCAAAGAACAACCAATGGGATGTTCTACGAAGAATATCGGGAGGAACTTAAAAAACGTGCACTGTCCGGTGACAAATCTGCCATCAACGCCTTGAGGATGTCGGATGAATTGATTGCTGAATTGAATAGAAAAAGATACGAGGGTCTGGAAAAGAAGCCAAGCGAGTTTTAATAGGGGTAAAACGTATGAAACTAACAATCTGTTGGATGGCAAAAGGTCGACAAAAGCGTTTCTATAACTATAACGATATATGCAGGAAATTCGGAATTTCACGGTATATGAGCATCAACCACGAAACGCCATGCGAAATTAAAAAAGAAGATTTGTTGCTTCTTCGTGAATGCGAAAAACGAGGGTTTATCCAAATAAGAAATAAATAATTTATACACGATTATGAAACCAAGAAAACAATTAATTGACGCCGCCACAGCCGATGGTAGCATTGACAGAATGAACAGCCTTCTTTCAGCCGCACACATACTTAACTGCGAAGCCAACATGCTGATGGAGGAAGCGGCAGACTTGATGAGCGCCAAAGGACTGCTTCTCGGAAACCTTAAGAAGCTGCATAACAATTTCGTTAAAAGCGCAGATTTGTACTTTCTGGAATTCTCCTCACTCGTAGAGACAGAGAAATCGAAGATAGATATGTTCAGGGACATGGACGACTTCGACGCCAAGTTCCGCAAGTGGGCAAAATTACCGTCTGATTGGAAACCTAAAGAAGTGAAACAATGAAATTATTGAAAGAAATAGCATAATGAAAGAATATATAGAATTTTTAAAAGACAAGATGGCCATCAGTCGTCAGACCGGATTTGAAGTCAATCCGGATGAATTAACCCCGTCGCTATATCCCCATGTGAAAGATACTGTTCGTTGGGCGGTGTCCGGCGGTTGCCGTGCGATATTCTCCAGTTTCGGTATGCAGAAAACCGTTACTCAGTTGGAGATACTTCGGGTAGTTCTGAAACACAAAGGTGGCAAAGGGCTGATAGTATGTCCCAAGCGTGTAGTAGTTGAGTTCCTTACACAAGCGGAACAACATCTGCACATGAAAGTGACCTATGTACGAACTATGGCTGATGTGATGATATGCCCGACCGACATCATGGTCACAAACTACGAACGTGTGCGTGACGGTGAAGACGGGGTAAGAATAGAACCTTCCTACTTTGCCGTAACATCATTGGATGAAGCGAGTGTACTGCGTGGTTTTGGTACTAAGACCTATCAGGAGTTTCTTCCCTTGTTTGCAGAAGTACCGTACAGGTTTGTCGCTACTGCCACACCATCACCTAATAGATACAAGGAATTGATACATTATGCCGGTTATCTCGGTGTGATGGATACAGGGCAGGCGCTTACCCGTTTTTTTCAGCGTGACAGTACGAAGGCAAATAATCTTACTCTTTACCCGCATAAGGAAAAGGAGTTCTGGCTTTGGGTAAGTACATGGGCGTTGTTCCTCACTAAACCGTCCGACCTCGGTTATCCCGATATAGGATATGAACTGCCTGAACTGCGTGTACATGAGGAAGTGGTTAGTGTGGATAACTCCACTGCCGGAGCCGACCGTGACGGACAAGTGAAGATGTTTCGTGAGGCTGCTCTCGGTCTTGCCGACGCTGCGAAAGAACGCCGGGACAACATGCAGGAAAAGGTTGCCCGTGTGGTAGAGATTATCAACCGCCCGGAAAACAAGGACGACCATTTCCTTTTATGGCATGACTTGGAAAATGAACGGAAGGCATTATGTGACGCCATACCCGGATGTAAGGCTGTATATGGTTCGCAGGATGATGATGAAGCGGACAAGGTGATAGCGGATTTCAAAGACGGACGTCTGAAATATCTGGCCGCCAAACCTGAAATGCTTGGTGAAGGTTTGAACTTCCAATACCACTGCCACAAGGCAATCATGTTCATCGACTACCGTTTCAATGACAAATTCCAGGCAATAGCCCGTATCTACCGGTTTATGCAGCAGCATCCGGTTGACCTTTATCTGGTCTATGCGGAAAGCGAGGGAGAGATATACAAGAGCTTCATGCAGAAGTGGGCGCAACACCGCCAAATGGTAGCCAAGATGACCGATATAGTCCGCGAGAACGGTTTGTTCGGTTTGCAGGCAGAGGAAAAAATGATGCGGTGGATGTTCGCCAGTCGGGAAGAGAAATCCGGCAAACTTTGGAGGGCCATAAATAACGACAATGTTCTTGAATGTCAGAAAATGGAAAATAATTCAGTAGACCTGATTGTAACCAGCATCCCGTTCTCCAACCACTATGAGTACACTCCGACCTATAATGACTTCGGGCATAATGAGGACAATAGCAAGTTCTTTGAGCAGATGGATTACCTTACTCCTGAATTGATGCGTATATTGAAGCCTGGCCGGTTGGCTTGTATCCATGTGAAAGACCGCGTACTGTTCGGCAACGCTACGGGTGACGGCATGCCCACTATTGACCCGTTCAGTGAAATGACTGTATTCCACTACATGAAACACGGTTTCCGCTACATGGGGCGCATCACGGTGGATACGGATGTAGTGAGGGAGAATAACCAGACTTATCGGCTTGGATATACGGAGATGTGCAAGGACGGTTCAAAGATGGGTATCGGTTGTCCTGAATATGTCCTTCTTTTCCGCAAGCTTCCTTCTGACACCTCACGGGCCTATGCTGATTTGCCGGTGACCAAGAACAAAAGCGAATATTCGTTGGCCCGTTGGCAGATAGATGCTCATGCAAGCTGGAAATCCTCCGGCAATTCATTGTTGTCATACGAAGATATGAAAGGTGCCGGTATTGATAAAATACGCCATTTGTTCAGGCATTATGAACGCGAGCATATATATAACTACGAGGAACATGTATCATTCGCTGAGGAATTGGAAGCCTACGGAAAGCTGCCTAAAACGTTCATGGCTGTTGACCCGGTAAGCAAGAAGCCCTGGATATGGGATGATGTAACCCGAATGCGCACACTCAATACGAGACAGTCGCAGAAGAAACGGCAGAACCACATCTGCCCACTTCAGCTGGATATTGTCGAAAGACTGATTGAACGGTATTCAAATAAGGGTGAACTGGTATTCGACCCGTTCGGTGGTATCGGAACCGTTCCTTATTGTGCTGTTAATTTAGGACGTAAAGGATTATCTACTGAACTAAATTACGATTACTGGAAAGACAGCCTTTCATACTTGTATGAAGCAGAAATGGAAGTGAGCGCGCCCACGTTGTTTGACTTATTGGATGATGCAGTATGAATGTTCATCAGACAGTCCCCCGCTCCGATTGCACCTCTTTCGCGAAATGTGGCAAGCATTCCCTTGCCTATTGCCGGAAGTACGGTGCATCCGAATGCGGTCCGTGCGAGATAGTGAAGCGGAAACCGAGGAACCGGGTGATGGTGGACGGTGTAGAACGCAAGGTGTGCAGCCGCTGCAAAAGACCGCTTCTACTATCCTGCTTCTATGACAGGACAATCTATCGCAACGGAAAGGCGTATCACATCAAGACATCATGGTGCAAGATGTGTGTTTCGGAAGACAATCGGGAACGGAATGAAAGGAAGAAATGAAAACAGTTAAACTTTCCAATTTAAAAGTCGGCGACCTTTTCATCCATAAAGGAACGGTGTACGAGATTATTACAAAGAGTAAGTGGACTTCCCTATGTAGGTATCTAAATGATAAATATCGCTTTGGTGGTTGGTGTCAATACTTGTATTGTGATTTTAGTAATTACACAAAAGTGGAAATTTAATATTAACATATTGATTATGAAACGAAGAATAAGAGAAAAGGTGCAGAAATACCAGCATAGATACAAATTGCATCAGTATTTGAAGTATGCCCGCCAATGGTGTTTTGCTCTGGCATATAAGGGTAAACTATACACGTTGTTAGACGATGGTAGAATTGTAAAGGAGAACAGTTGGTTATGAAGCGTTTAATTGATGCCATTATAAAGAAATGGTTCTGTTGCCACGAGTGGGAATACTTATTTGAGAGGAGAGTTGAAGTTGTTGATGATTGGGGCGATAGAAGTTGGTACACCGTCCGTCACTATTTCTGCAAGAAGTGTGGTAAATATAAGAAAATTAAAAGTCATTGATTATGAAACAGACAGTAGAAGAAGCAGCAAGGGAAGCAATTCATAAGCATTATAATTGTAATGGAACCTATCCATGTTCAGAACGTGAATATTGCGAACATTGTAACGGTCATAATACAGCATTCGATTGTTGCGAATGTGGTGCAGATGAATTTAAAGAAGGATTTATTGCCGGTGCGAACTGGCATATCAACAGCGTGTGGCACAAGACTAAAGATGAAGTGCCACAAGCTCATGGAGAATACGAAAATGAACATTATCCGCAGATGCCATGCCTTGTATATGGGAAATTAAGCACTGGAACTGGTTACGGTGTCCGCTATTGGAATGTAACAGAGCAGTGCTGGAACGATGAAGAGTGCGATGATTACGAGTGTTCCAAAGATGCCATTGAAGAATGGGCGTATTTGGATGATTTAATACCTAATAAAAAGCAATGATTATGAAATCAAAATATGTATTATCAGTCGAACAGATGGAACATTTGCAGGAGCTTGGGTTGGACACAAGCGATGGAAGCATGTGTTTCGAGTGGAATGAATCAGATGCAGACAACATGGTTGTAACCTCTCCGGATGCCGATACGAATTACGACTATTATCATGAAACTTACACTTTGCAGGACATTCTCGATAAGCTGCCGCCTGTCATAAAAAAATATTATTGGCTTGCAATCAGAGTTAGTGCACACAAGGGAATGTGGTATGTAGAATATAATGGAAGAGGGTGTACTTTATCTTATTTTTATTCAGAAAATCTCATTGACGCGGCCTACGGGATGCTGTGCTGGTGTATTGAAAAACAGATATATTAAAACTAAAGAAAAAGAATGAAAGCACATGTAATGAAACTTGAAAACAATTGTGTGATTGTTGACGAGGAATATTTTAATGAGATAAAGAAGGAGTCAGAATTTAACCAGGAAAAGATAAATGAGATTGCCGAAGAAAGGTTTTTGAAATATGTCAAAGAAAGCGGCATCAAACTTTCCTATAAAGTAAACGATATACCTTATTTTTTTCACCACGACTTGTTGTATGAAATAAATTATGATGAGAGAGGTTATCCTGAATCTGTGTTAGAGAAGGTGAAGTATGTTATTGCAGACGATATAACAGAGGCTTTGAACGACAAGTTTAAAGGACTGAAAGACGAGGCTTTGAATTACGCAATAAGCGAGTTTGACAAGCGGAAATACGGTTTGGAGGCTACTGCAAAAATATGGAAATGTATTGCATTAATCTTTTTCATTATGACTATTGTTTCAACAACCGCATTATTTATATAGTTATGACCGAAGAACTTGTGACATTAGAGACTGCGAAGCTGCTGAAAGATAAGGGCTTCAATTGGAAGTGTGAACACCTAATAGACCGCAATAAGGTTATTACAAAATATGACCTTCCGCAAAGTATGTCGTGTTGTACGGAAATAGATGACGAATCAGTTGAATTTTTGTGTCCAGTGTTGTATGTTGCTCAAAAGTGGCTGCGTGAAATAAGAGGTGTGTATGTATATGTAGAACCTGTTATTGGAAAAAGATGGAAGCTTTCTTTTTGTGATTTCAATGTTCCAACAGAAGAAAGCGACTGGATGGAGAACGAAATAAACAAAGGGAATGGCTATAAAGTATATGTCACCTACGAGGAAGCACTGGAAGCCGGAATACAAGAAGCATTAAAACTTATATGATTATGAAAGCAAACCTAATATTTTTTCTTGCGATATTCATCATATCAGCATTATTCATCGGTCACTTCCGACTGACATTCTCACCGTTCAGTGTATCCTTTCTCTATTGGCATAGGACTGTAGGAGTTATTCTTATCGTTGCAGGATGCTTGGTCTACAACATAGGTGAGCATATATCAGGCTACAAGAAAGGATTAAATGAAGGCATGGAGATTGTTTTGAAAGAGTTAAAAAAAAGATACAATGAAGAAGATAATGTTCAATGATAAATATAGCCTAACCCAGGCTGTATTGGATGGTCGGAAGACTATGACGAGAAGGGTCTGCAAGTATGACAGACCAAATGAAACTTATGATATTGTATTCCCCGTTTTTGAATCAAATGATTACGATAATGACGGGAACATAGTATCTCCATTAAATTATGCTTTTGGTTGGAAAAACGACAAAGGAGACTTTACGGGTTGGAATATTCCAAAATACAAAGTAGGTGAAATCGTTGCCGTTGCACAGAGATACAAAGATGTAGTAGAAAAACGGGATGAAGCCCAAGAAACATTACTTCTATATAAAATAGGTGAAAAATATCTTACAATGGAAGAAATGGGAGCAGGATGGAGTAATACTATGTTTACAAAGGCTGACCTCATGCCCCATCATATCCGCATTACCGACATCAAGATAGAACGGTTGCAGAACATATCCGATGAAGATTGCTTTAAGGAAGGAATTTTTAAATGGGATGCTGGACAAAAGGATATTCCTTTTTATTCATTCCATTACGCAGATATACCCGACTACAATGATCCTCGTGACGCATTCGCAGAACTGATAGATAAAGTCTCCGGCAAAGGTACATGGGCATCCAATCCTTATGTTTTCGTATATGAATTTGAACTGATTGATTAAAAACGAGAAAAGATATTGATTATGAAACGTGAAATAAAATTCAGAGGAAAAAGTACTGATACGGGGAAATGGATATATGGATTTCTCTCTTTTTTCTATACTGCCGGAAGGGACGAAAACGGACTTATCTTCACAGACAAGGCAAAGATATATTCTCCGGAAAACTGCCGGTGCGATGACGTATGGGCTGAAACTGTTGGGCAGTTCACGGGAGTTAAATACAATGATAGAGAAATATATGAGCATGATTTGGTTGAATGCACTGGTGTACTATGTGAAGTAGTGTATAGTGATAAAATCGGTTCTTTTGTGCTATTAGAAGTTCTGTCTCAAAATCTTGGAAATAAGCCAATAGGACAAATGATAGATATGTTCGGGATTAGATATGCAGGCAATATTTACGACAGCCCGGAATTATTGAAAAAGCAACTATGAGTAATTTAGAACACGTCGCCACAATTGATTACTGCTACTGGAGATTAAACAAGCTCAAAGAACAGCTTTCCAAGCCTAAATCGACTATGGAGCAGTTGGTTGATAAAGCCTGCGGTTATAATGAAGTAGAAGAAGTGAAAAAGGAAGCTATAACCCTTTTGGAACAGATTGTTGAAAGTAAAAAGGCTATCGGTGCGGATTATTCGGGAGATAGCAAGTTCCTTGATAAATTAAAGAACAAAGAAACACATGAGTAAAAAGAAAATATATATCAGTCTGCCTATCACCGGGTATGACATAAAAGATGTTGAGAAAAGATGCAAATCCGCTTCCGAGTTTATAGAACAACTTGGTTTTGAAGCGGTATCTCCCTTAGAGGTGTCTTCAAATCCGGACACGAGTTATGAAGAGCATATAGGCAGGGATATTACCGCCCTTCTTCAATGCGATGCTGTGCTATTCCTTGAAGGGTGGCATTATTCCAATGGATGTAGTCTTGAACATAGTGCAGCCGGGATTTACGAGAAAGAGAGATTATTTTCCATTGGAGAATTGAAACGCTACGCAAAAGAAATAGGCATATGAGTAAACTATACAAAGCAACCCTCTTCGGTAAATCATTTATTATAGGATGGTTCAGCCATGCGGACAAGTGGTATCATAAATTTAGTATAATACATTGAACATGAAAATTATATTTCTTGATATAGACGGAGTAATTTCCACGAAAAAGTCACATTATGCACTTGATAAGGATGCGTGTGATTTACTTGGCAAGATTATAGATGCTACGGATGCCAAAATTGTCATTTCTTCGTCTTGGAGAAGAAACACGGTAGAAGATACGAAATGCAAGCTTACTACCATAGGGCATTTGGTTCCTTTCCCGTTTCCATACGCAAATAGGATTATAGGAGTAACTATAAGAGCGTATGCCTACATTATGCAAGGTATTCATCTTAGCATTCCTCGTGGAGTTGAGATAAAACAATGGATTGACACTCATATCCACTCTGAAAATGGGAAAAATTGGAACTATAAAGATATTGGGGTTGATTTTAATTACGTGATACTGGATGATGATAGCGATATGCTTCTTGAGCAAGCTGAACACTTTGTAAAGACTGATACCCTATTGGGATTGTCGAAAGATGATGTTGAGCGAGCTATTAAAATATTGAACCAATGAGAAAAGCAGACAGAATAATCAGAGACAGACACTCCCGCATCCCGGACAAATACAAGAAGATTGACACTACGGTCAACGGGGATGTAGAAAGCCTTGCCGAACAACACAAGGAAGTGGAAAGAAGGCTATTCCCTCTACGCCTTAACAAGACCACTGTTATTTACGTCACAAAAGACAAACAAAATGAAACATATGCTGCGAAAGCACGTAAACGGATGGGGATAGCAGAGCCGAAAAAACCTTTCGTTGACCCGCTTTCGGAAGAAAACATTACCAAGTTATACAAGGAAGAAAAGACACCGCCCCGCAGAATGGCAGAGATGCTGAATGTAAGTGTAAGGACGATATATCTAAGGTTGGCTAAGTATGGACTTACAAAAGTTAAATGCAGATAACATGAAAGAGAATAATATTTTAAACAAAGAGATTTATAAGGAGGCTATGATAGCAGCCTCTAAGGTTGATTTCCTTGAAAGCAAGGATGAGATTAAGATGTATGCCACTTCGCTGTATAACGCGATGATATGGGGTAGAAAAGTAAAATATTAAGTTTTTTATTTGGCGTTATAGAAATTAGAGGTATATTTGCAGCGTACTACATAAGAATAGGCGAGTTGGCTCGCTAATATAGTGAGCATTTTTTATGCTTGCAGATACGCTGTATCTATGATACTGGCTACCTAACCCCATGTGGAGCGTTAATGCGCCCACTGCCTATTCTGGTGTAGTACAATGGGACGTGGGTAGCCATTCTTATTTCCTACCCTATAATGCCAAATAAATGTACTATAAGAATTATGGCAGCAAAAAAGTTTAAATCAAAAGGTATTGTCATACCTGTAGTTGGATATTCTGATACAGATGTTCAGAATATAAAAGACCTCCCAAATGAAATTTGGAAAGAATTTCATGTCGGTAATTTATGCTATTATGCATCTTCTTTAGGTAGAATAAAAAGAGGTGATAATATCGTTACTTTTCATAATGGGCACAAAATGTGTGAAAAGATTTTATATCCTAAAATCTTACGAGGCTCACTCACTACAGATGGATATATTAGAATATCATTAGGGAAGAGAAAATCATTTTTCATTCATAGATTAATAGCATTGTGTTTCATTGGTGAATCTTCTCTTGAAGTCAATCATAAAAACGGGAATAAATTAGATAATAGACTTTCAAATCTTGAATATGTATCTCGTTTAGATAATATGAGACACGCAAAAGATACGGGTCTTATAAAAGACTTTTATTCTCATTTTAAAGGAATACTTGGAAACCCAAGAAAACTTGACAAAGATTCTGTGAATAAAATAAGGGAATTGTTTTTCTCTAAAAAGAAAAAACAAAAGGAGCTTGCGATTATGTTTGATGTACACAAAGACACTATCGGAAGAGTTTGTAGACATATTTCACCTTATAACGACTAATACTATGGCTAAAAAGATTATTTTATCAAAGGAGAGTAGCGAAAGCGAAATCAAAGCGTATTTCAACGCAGTGTTAAAGTTGTCACAATCTGATGACGAGTTTCCCGTAAATCTCGATGAAGTTTGGCCCTTAGTCTATTCTGAAAAAGGAAAGGCTGTTAGGGCATTGACTTCAAATGAACAGTTTATTGAGGGGGTTGATTACAAGACGCTTGCCCAAAATGGCAAGCAAGATGAAGTAAGTTGGGGAGGTAGTAATAAAATTGATTATAAACTTACCGTTTCCTGTATGGAGTTCTTCATTGCAAGAAAAGTAAGAGCCGTTTTTGAGGTGTACAGGGAAGTATTCCATCACGCCGTTCATAAAACTATTGAAGACAAGAAGAAGCCCCAGCAATCGTTAGTGCTGAAAGACCAAATTACATGGGTAAAGGAAACTAAGAAGCTTCTTAATCTTGATAATCATTCCACTTTAGGTATGCTTCAAAAAATAGCTGACCCTCTTGGATTGCCATTGCCCGAATTTGTTGATGAGGAAGCGGCACTACCAATATCAGAGCTTCTCAAACAGAAAGGAATTATGAATAAAAAAGGGAAGCGTATGAGTGGACAAGAGGGAAACAGAAGATTGCTTGAAGCCGGATTGATAGAACAAGTGACAAGACATAGCAAAAGCAAAGGGAAAGACGTTCCTCAATGGATTATCACAAAGAAAGGTGAGAAATATGGGAAAATGCACCAACACAAAGACGCTTCATTCCCTTCTCCTATATGGTTCTTAAAAACATCGAATGAATTGCTGTCATTAATGAATGTAGCATAACCTTAAAACTAATTCTTGCTCACCTTATAAACGAGGTGAGCAAACCTTATTCAATTCGTTTGAGTGAAATAAAAAATTTTAGTTCACTTGATTTACAACGAATTGCATTTTAAATAAAAGACTAAACAAATATTCATCATGGAAAGAAATACAACACCCGCTAAGAAGAAATACGACCTTAGCGCAATAGACGAATTATTCAAAGACTGCATATCTCCCGAAGAATTACGGGAAGAGCTTATTGAACTGGCTTTTGATTATGTGCAATACGTAGATGACGGGAATACAGATTTTGTCAAATCGAACATGAGCACCATATATGTATTGTGCTGTGCCCTACAAAAAGTAAAAGAATTAGAGACACCAAGCTAATACCCTCACCAAAACAGCAAGCGGTATAATCCAATGGAGAACCCGTTCAAAGCGTTCTAAACGTTCCATTGAAGTACCCTGAATATTAGGCAGAAATCGCTGTAACAAGTGAAATCTGCCTTTTCAAGCAATATGTCTATCCTATCTTTCATATCATCGCCTTATCATAAGGTCCCCGACAACATTTGCAAGAACATTCGAACCGAACCCACGCAGCCCATCAAGCTTTCCAACCATCCGAATCAGCATGTCTATCTTTCTTTCAAGTTCACAAAGGCGAGTTATCGTACATCCGGTGCTTAAAGTATCTCCTGATACGAAACCCCTCGTCTTCATCCTCCAGATTCTCCACCGCCTTTCTATAACAAGATAGGGCCATCTTATCGGCCGGCACTTCCTGGGGTGTCTTATACCCCATATCCTCGGATATACTTTTCGCATGGTCGGAATAAATCATGTTGGCTGTAACCCACAAGGCATAACTATTGTAATGCGGCTTGTCCTCCACTTGTCCCCCAAGACTTTTTACGGCATTGCAGAACATCTCATATCCCCAATGAAAACCTTTCGTGCCATCTTGATTGACAGTCCTCTTGTTGATATTCCCGGCCTCTCTCTCTGACAAGTAGTTATCCCAGCATACTGCTTCCAGATGGGAAAGCCACGTCTCGGCCATATCCGGATGCGCCACCGCTATCTCACGGAACATATATTTTTCGGCCTCGCCAAAAATCTTCATGTTTTTGGGATTCTTGCTGTCGGACATCTTTTCATAAAGGAGATTATAGCGCTCTATCATTTCATCTTTTGTCTTCATAATAATGCTTTTAAGGGGAGGACAGTGCCTCCCCGATTTATAATTTTGCTCTCTTCCTTTTTACGGACTGTAATTTACGGACGTTATAATCCGTCGACACGGCTTCGTCAGGCAGGAAAGGTGGCTGTAATAGTCAATGGAGTTGCAAGGCTTACACCGAATGCCCGGTTGCAGCACTTCACGTTTTCCGGAGTGACACTTGTCACGAGAGGAGCAAGAGTTATCGTAGGAACCGCACCGGCAGCACCGATAAACGCCACCTTAAACTGCTCCACCCATTGTTTGGTTACGGAACGGCATGACCCCTTTGGGGTGTAAGACACAAGCACTGCGGCGTTAATTGTAACAATAGTCTGCGTGTTCACTGTCTGCTGCTCGGCTACAGTGAAATTGACAACGCCAGTAGGCTGTACGCCATTATTGGCACAATAAGCCTGGCACAAATTCTCCACTACATTTGCCAGATATTGCTGGCTGGTAGCAGCGATTGCAATTGGAGTTAATTGAATCATAATCTTTTTCTTTTTATATTATTTTTCTTCCGCATCCTCACCTTGCGGAGTAGGTTCCTCTGTCAAGACCTCATAAGAATTTGCCGACACATTTATTGGAAGATTGTACTGCAAAAGCATCTTCAATTCCTCCAAATCGTCTTTCTCGAATTCCACCTTTCCCTCAAACAGCGAGAGGCTCCCGACCTTTATAGCGTCATCTACCACTTTATGGGCAAGTTCCGGTATAGCGGAATCCGGTATCCCCTGCAAATATCTTGCAAGCATAGGCTCCACCAGAGAAGAAGACAACCCGTCCATTAATGGCGCTATCTCCTTAGATAGACTCCACATCGGACTTACCCAACCGGTAGAGCGCAACTTGGCATCAATGTTTGCGATGAACGGGAGCTGCCCCAATCTACTGCCAAGCAATCCCTGTATAGCAGGCTGCGCCCATTTGTTGAGCACAGCCGCCAATTTTTGAGCATTAGAAAACATAGGCTACGGATTAACCGTTACATCCACAGCATCCAGTATCACAAACTTTACGCTGCGGAACAACAAGTTCGCTCAATGCCGCCAATTCCGCAATCTGCTGCTTCATGCAACCCAGTGTGGCGGTGTTGGTGCCATTGTAAACAGCCTGGTTCAAGTTGATTTCACCTTGAGCCTCCTTATTTCTGTTGATAATCGTCAAAAGGCGGTCATAAACATCAGCAAGTTTCTGGTCCGTGTAGGTGTTGGACTTCAACAATGCGATTTCCGAATCCTTGGCTGCAAGCTTATCCATCATGCCAGCCTCATAACGGCTTACGGGCTTGTCCTCCGAGGTAATAACCTCAACCGGGCCTGCACAACCGCCATTTCTCACATTACCGCAACCGCCAAGAATATTCCCTGCATTCAGCCCCAAAAAAGATGCAATGCCGGCAGAAGCCCCGACCGTGTTGTAATTACCTTGTCCTTGTCCGGTGACATTATATTCCTCACCGCTCATTCCTTTAATTCTCATAACTTTAATATTTAAACTGTTTCAAGGCAACCCGATAAGGCTGCATGACAAAGAACGGGATAATCAATGTGCTATTATAGAAGACTTGAGCGGATTGTGAGCTAGTTCTGAACTAATTTCGTGCAGGTTGTTACGGATACTCCATTTGTTCGTTTTAGCAGCAAATCTATTCCGTATCCGATTAACTGATTGACGCGGCAATTTAGTCTGCCCGGCTATCTCTTCATCCGTCAAAAAGTGAGCAAGAATATGGATTAAGATGTAACGGGCATCTACACACTCTTCGCGGTTGCTTCCTAAAATATCAACCTCCCTTATTTCTGTATGGCGGCAAACCGCCGCCATTACCGTCTGATATAATTCCTTCATTTTCATATTTCTGCTTTAAAACATAAAAGTTCTGAAAACAAAAACACGGAAGCGTTGTTTATAAGGACAAAGCCCCAAAACAATACTGCCGTGTTGTTATTCCCTTGAAGTTTGCAGACAGTGAAGGGAAATGGGGCTTTCTTTTTACTCTAAGCCCCCGAAAGAGTGTCAGCTACAAACCAACTTCTACATCGTTAATTTCTTTTTTACCATACAAATAGATTAATATATAATTTTCTTGCAAATGTGTATTTTCTATATATAATTTTTATAAGAATATGTATTTTACGGAATTTTGATGAATTATTGTTGATTAATCCAATAAATTTACCTCTATTATATTACTAAAATTACCATTGCCACAAATTATAACTCACCCCACCACCTACATAGAAACCGCCCGGATACCCATACCCAGCCTGCACCCCTAATCCCCAACGCTTTTTCTTCGGCTTAATGGGAACCGGATGATAGATGTCATTTGTTACTGTCTGATAAACAGTTCTTGGATACACAGTCATACTATCCAGCCGTGGGTCTATATATCCGCTCACCACCGCATGATACAAGCTATCTTCATACACAACCCGTTTGCGGTGAAGCAAGGTGTCACCTATACGTACAGTGTCATTCGGCAATATCTGCCAAAAGACCGCTATCGGTGCGGAGATAAGAACTGTATCAAGTTTGACAACCGTCTGTATCTTTGTTTCGGTACGTATTTCTGCCGGCAAAGGCTCGAGCCGGCGGAACCACGCCGCCACACAAGCGATGGCCAGCAATACAACTAATAGCCAGGGTAGTTTTTTCATAACCTCAACAAATAATGATTTACAACCATACCCGCACATATCGCGACAGCTCCACACAGCAAGTCTATTTTGCTCCACTTGCCGTTATAGTAGTGGCAACGGTCGCTGTTCTCCTTGATAAAGAGCATCAGCAGTGCAGTGCTGCCACCGAATACTATGGCGGTGGATAGATAGACCACCGCACCTAAGATGTTATTTCTCATATCTTATCCCAGTTTTGTTTTAGCCAGTTTATCTCTTCTTCGGTGAAGCTGCGGTCGGTGACTATGATGGCGCCGTGACAGCCAGTCCAAGTATTTCCAGCGGTATTACCGTTTTTATAAAAATATCTACCCCCTAAAATGAGAATGTCATTGCTTTCTTTTGTTCCAACATTGATAGAATTACCGTTATAAGACTGCTTTGTTTGATAAGTTATCCCTTTTTCCGGTATACCAATACTTGTTATACTTCCAAAACTAATTGTTGTAAAACTATTTAAAGATTTTAACTCTACGCTAAAAGCACCATTACTGGGTTCTTCCATACCGCCTAATGAGTTGGATATAAAAGAGCTGCATTCTTCTTTCTCAAACCACGTCCTCTCTGCCATCACCGTGTAATCCGTTAATATCGGGAAGCCGTAGCACACTGCGTACATCTTGCCGTCGTAGCAAAGCTGGTCGGGGTAGTCGGGGATTTGGGTGATGGTGATTTTGGTATCTTCTTTTAAAGATAGAGAAATAGAACAAAGTCTTCCTTCTTGCCCAAGTGAACAGCCTGGAATTGTATATATTCCATCGTTAAATATATTAAGTTCTTTATAAACACCATCGTTATTATTATATCCCAATCTTAAAAACTTAACTTTATCATTATAGCCTTTAATTTCTACATTGATAGAATTAATTTTAACTCCATATAATGTTAGGTTATTATTTCCATTAGTTGCTATAATATATTCAGGATGAACATCAAAATTTGTTTTACTCCATGTCGTAAAATCAGTTTGATACACTCCCATCCCGCTATTCAGCTTACCCTTACCACCATACAAATAGGCGTGGTTGCCGTTGCCGCTAAAGTCTTTTAGAATAGAAGTAGGAAGCTGGGTGATGGTGATATTACATTCACCGATAAAATTAGTTCTTATATTTTCTGTCGTATCAATGTCATATATACCATTTTCACTAATTGTATATTCTTTATTGTCTCCAAAGAATATACCTTGACCATCTTTTAATCCATCTATTTTAAGGCGTACGCTAAATGTACCATAAGCATAAATTAGCGGATTTGAATTTAAAACATTGGTGATTGTAATAGATTTGCTTGTGACATTAGCAATAACTCCTCCTTTATTAACCACCCATGTTGTAAAATCTTCCGCATACGACTCTATCACATCGAAATTCGTCATACCCTGCTTCTTCGGGTCGTACCAAGCCTTGATGTGCTCTTTCATACCAGCGGGCCATGAAAGACCGCCACCGCCCGAAGCGGACGGGAAACCGACAGACGGTATACCAATAGTAGGAATACCGATTGTCGGGATGCTGATGTTGGGGATAGTGATTGGGTTCATAGGCTATCCCTCTTTAATCATTTTGGCTTCCAATACTTCGGTAGCACTCTTGATTGTGACGTTTATGCCATTCGCTATCCCTGCGATGCGGAAAATAGAGTCGGAGGCATCGTTGTTGTCACGCACGTTAGGATACAATGTCACGGGCTTCATGCCCTCGATATTGGCAAATACAGTCACCATTCCGCCCTTGTTCTTTATCTGTATGGTAACGGGATTACCGTCACTGACAAACGTTGCGTAATACGCTGTTTTGCCTTCTTCTTGTTGAAATGATAAAACTTCTGCTGCCATGATGTTTACTTTTTAGAGTTATTCAAATAGTTCACAATTCCCTGCACATGCAAGTCCACTATTGCCCGTTTGCCCTCTTCCGATAATAGGAAATCAACATCTTCCTTATTGTCTTGGAATAGGTTCTCTGTAAGGACTGCCGGGCACTTCGTGTGCTTCAAGATGTAGAACCCGCTTTCCTTATCAGGGTCGCCATCCGTCATATCCTTGCGTATCTTCATACCCGGCAAAAGTCGTTCGGCTGCCGCATATAAGCTGTCAGCTAATTTATCGGCTTTCGTCTGACCTGCCGAAGTCCACGCTTCCCAACCACGTGCCTGCATCCATTCAGAGCCGCTTCCCGCTGCATTACAGTGGATAGATACGAGGATTGTGTCACTTGCCTTGTATTCGTTCGCCCTACGGCAACGCTCCGATAGGGGAACGTCTATTTCCTCTTTGACGATACGTTCTGCGTCAATGCCTTTCTTTCGCAGCTCCGCTTCCAATCGTATGGCAATCTCACGGGTATACGCATACTCTTTCAATCTTCCGTCCGGTGAACACTTGCCCGAAGTGTTACTTCCGTGCCCGTTGTCAATCAATATTTTCATTCTGCACATCCTCCTTGAAATATTTGTCATAAACGAAACGAGCCACCCATCCGGCAACAACACCGACACCGAATGATACAACAGTAGTCAGGTTCACCCAAAACGGTGTGTAGTGCATGTAAAGCATAACTCCCACGATGATAGCGATAACAATCGCTGCGATAATCAGTTTCTTTTTCATTTTGTTACTCCTTATTTATTCATGTTATTAAAAAATTCAACCTTAACCTCATCTATAGCTGTTTTGATATTGGCATAGGCACGTGCATTATTGGCGCCGATAGGATTATAAATTTCCGACTCTATTATATCCGAAAACTTTTTGACCCAATCCGTAGACATAAACTCACTGAGCCTTTTCCCGCGATGAATAAAGTTGTCGAGTTCAATACTCCGCTTCTTGATTATGGCATTACAACGCGTTTCTATCTTTCTTCTTGTCTTCTGCTTATCATCAATATTATTCTCATCACGTACATTGCGGACCAGCCGGCACAGCCTTTCACAATCAAGGTCAAAGAAGTTGTTGCAAACCGAATTTATCTGCATTTGAGAAATAGGCTTCAATCCCTCGTTAATATCAGATAGAACCTCATTTTGTGCTTTGGTTTCCACGAGCAAATCATTTATCACCTTTTCCTGCCTGGTTATCACATTATCCACCAAATGTTTGAACCATTTGAATATAAAGAACCACATTACACCGCATATAACCAAAAAGAAACCTGCGGCAACAGCCATCATTCCGAAATCACTAATCCCCTTACTTGTTTGAAGGGCTGCGTTTACAACTTCTGTACTCATCTTATCGTTATTTGTCAATTATTCCTATCTTTGTGTCTCTTATCAAATAAGCGAACTACTGTCATTCCGTTTTGCTCGTGAGAGTAGGACGGGATTTTCATATCTTACCGTAATAGCGGAACCATGCACCCCATTTGCGTTCTTTCAAGTAATTCGGATTATCCTGGTTGAGTTTGGCTTCCATTTCAAATGCGCCCGCTCGATAGGCGTTTTTATTGACCTTGCCATCCCCAATCTTGTTGTCTGTAAACAGATGGTACACGAAGCTTACAAACCATTCTGCCAAATAAAGAATGTAGTAGAATAGCGGGATAAGTAACAACCACCATGCACTGACATGGAATGCCAGCAATACGGACGGGATAGCCGCTATCTCCATGCACTCGAAGAACTGTTTCTGATGTATCCGTTCATGGCGTATGGTTGCTTCGGACAGTTCTTTCAGCTTCGTAAGGATGAAGCCGAAGAGCATTATAGTTGTGTAGCCGCCAAAGAGGATGAGTTTCGCAAACCAGTTTTCATAAAATACTTTTACTCTCATAATCAAATAAGTTAAATTCAATTCTTATAATTACTTTCTTATATAATTATAGCTGTATAATTTACCATCAATTTTAAATTCAGTAAGCATCGTTGGAGCGCTCGTTTCGTTGGCAATATAACGAGGAGCACACATACCTAATAGAACAGCATAATTACCGTAATTCGTGACAGAACCGTAAACATCAGGAATTACTCGCTCATTAAGAGGACAAACTTTAAAACCGCTATCTATTCCAGCTAATACAATTCTATATTCAAAACTTTCTATATATTTTGAAAAATATAGGGCTACTTGAAAATTTTGCGGGTCTCCAAAATAAGGCAACTCAATGTATTGCTGAAGAGTAATGGGGGTTAAATTATTCTCACCAACACAAGGATAAGGATAGCCAGCATAAAAAATGGCATTGCCGATATTAAGCAAATCAATATTTTTATTTCCAACAGCAAGATTACTAATAGATGTAGCTCCAATTTTAACCATATCTAACTATCTCCATTTTTTAATATCAGGGTTTATATTTCCGCTCTAAATTCTTATCTCTCATATCAAGCATCTGTTGTAGCATACATTGTATATTCGTTTTTAGTACCGATACTATCATATTCAGATTTAGTACGTTTAACAACTCTTTGTAGATTATCGGAAGTGAGTATATCTTCTATAGAGGCAGCGCAGTCTTCATCATTGGGCATTAGTTTAAATCCCATACGCTTGGAAACAGGACCGTTATTAATATAATAACTGATATTGCATTGCAAGTTATATTCTTCAGTTTCAGGGTTGTGAAAAGAGTAAATGCTACTAAGTTCAATACAATTATCTTTGCTATTATAACTGTGAAAATAATACTTGGTGTGGTTCGCTATAATATCCTGGATTATTTCTTTCAGATTATCAACCGAACCAAAGATGGTGTTTATAAGGTCTATTGCTTCCCTGTCTTTTTCGTTTTTATTGGTAACAAGATAAGTGCCCACAGAAACGTTAATAACCTTACCATAATTGATATTATCCGCATACTTCTTCGTTGCAGGCTGATAGTCCGAGGTTGGGGTGAAACTTTCACTGTTGGTTTTGGTGAGGACGTCGGATTTTTCAGGAACTTCCGCCCAATTCCCATTTTTACGACCGTATGCCTTTCCATCAGTTGGCGCTTCTTCTATGCCGCCTATCTTCCCCTGACTTACCCATTCACCGTTCACCCATGCGTAGTAATCATAAGGGGCTTCCGTACCTACAGCCATGAACCCGTCAACTGCCGAACCGTCGGGAACAGCGGATTTCAAGGCTTCAAGGGTGGCGTATTCGCCGGCTACCTTAAATGACTTCCCAGGTTCGCCTTGTATACCTGGCTCGCCTTGTTCTCCTTTCAAAAATTCTAAAGGATAATTGACCACAGAAGCTTTACTGTTGCTTCCTGAAGGTTTAAATGCAGGCAATGATGTTACATCATCCGCTTTGTCCGCATTCGGTACTTCATTAACCCCTATGGAGTTAGCCATAAGGCGGGCAACTATTTCTTGATAATCCTGTTCTGTCCAAGCCATAATTATTCCTGTTTATCGGTTACTTCTTCCGGTTGATTGTTGATAGCACGATTGAGCGCGTCAATGAAGAAAGGTTTGCAAAAAGCATTTGCATGCTCTTGTATCAGGGACACTTCTTCATCACTATACTCTGTCTCTTCATTGGAGTTGTATATCTTCAAAGCGAGTGCATGCGATGCGATACCGTTACCGTTCCGGTATAATACATTCGCAAAATTCTCTCTACAATCTATATTTTCACAATGCTTACGGGTAATGTCCGTAGCAATCAGTAATTGTTTAAAATTTATCTTTTTCATGAGCTTGGGTATGATTTAGTTAATCTTCCATCTTTATAAAAAGAAAGTCCGCTGATGCCAAGAGACACTTGGTATCTTGAACCACTTAAATTTGAAATCATTGACAATGACCCTGCAAAAAGGGTGGTAGACGCAGTTAAGTTGCCATCACTTGCTATATTGTCTAATTTTAATCTTGGGTAAGTAACAGAAGTACCTCCGGCTCCACTATCAAGGAATGAAATTCCACCCACATCATATCCTTTTGAATTATAAAACTTTAGACTGTTTGAATTTGGGTTTATTTCTATTTTTGTACCTGACGAAGCGGTTGATATTTTGCCAACAATGCTAACATTCCCATTTTCGTCTATCACCAAAGAGTTGTTAGGAGTTCTTACATTTTTAAACACCCCGCTGTTTGCATTTATCTCTCCTTCAAAATATCCACCAATAGCCTTTATTGTCCCGTCTGCCTGAATAGACACATTCCCGTTGGCGGATATATTTCCGGTAAAGTATATATTTTTGGAAACCACGGAAATGTTATCAAGTGCCACATTGATTTCAGAACCTAATCCGTCTTTTTTGACATATAATTTAAGTTCATCGGTAACCCCATTGATGTCCAGTCCCAACTGCGTTACATCTTCCTCTATTTTTGTAACAGACAATTTGAGGTTTTCCGCTGTCTGCTCAATCTGTGAGAACCTTTGATTGTTGCTTTCCGAGAGTTCCTTTACTTCCAACCTGATACTTTCCGCAGTCTGCTTTATCTCGGAACTCAATTTTGTATATAAATCCTCGAATGCGTTTTCGGTAAGAGCCAGCGAATGTATGTATATATCCCCCGTAAACTTCAACTCAAAATCGCCCGTTCCGTCCCATGTGCCGGAATACTCTTTCATTGCGTATTCCTCACTCGGTTCAAGACGTTCGGTGAAATGCAGGTTCTGACCGGGAAATCCTATTGTCAGCGTTCCGGCTGTAGCTACCCTGTACCGGAAAGAGATAAAGAACTTCTTCGGTTCTTCCCCTTCCTCATAGGTAGGCTTATTGGCTAAATCAGCATTTGACTGTTTAATTCCGGAAGAAAGAATACGAAGCACGTTTCTATCCCCGTCTCTGATAACGGCAGCCATGGCATCCTTGCGGGAATAGAACTCCCCATTCACTAATAAGAACTTTCCGTTCACAGTAAAGAAACGAACATCGTTCTTTGTCTCCCAACCGTTCGTATTGCTTGCAAATGATGCGTTATACAGATAATTATCCTTTGCCTGCACCTCGTCAAGCACTTTGGAGATTTCAGAGTAAATCAAATCTTCCAATATCTTGAACTGGGTCATAATGTTTATTCCCGTTTTCAAGATAAAGTCTCCCATGAATTTGTTGCCTTGCGGACTGATAACCGTCACTTCCTTGCCTGCTAAAGAATAGGAATCTATCCCGGCATACTGGTGGATACTCGGTGCATCATCGCCATACACGGACAAGGTGATTGCGTTCTGACGCTTCTTGTCTGTTCTGTTGCCGAGTTGTACAAGGCTATCGCCTTCCTGCGGTATGTCGCTGTTTGCGTCACAGTCCGTTTTGCTAAGGTCTATATAATCCTCGCCAACACCGACACATAAGCGCCAATAGTAACGGTTGGATACATTCTCATAGACACCCGGTTTGATATTGAACTCCTGGAAACGTATTTGGTCTCCTTCCTTGAACGGGTTTTCAACGGCTGTTTCTTTATCATCAACCAACAGATAGCATCGCCAAAAACCTCCATGTTCTTCTACTTTGCCGCATTTCATTCCGGCGGCAGTAAACATGTAGTTTCCGCCTGCATAAGAGAGTTTCTTTATCTCCAGTTCGGAGAACATCGCTTTGATACGCACAAAGAGTTCGTCCACTTCAATGTAGGATTTACCCGTCTTGCTGTCTACTTTAATAACAAAGCCTTCACCGAGAGCACCGGAAGAAAAGTTCATGGAACGAATATACGAAGAAAGGATGCTTTCAGAGCGTAGCCCTTTCAAAAAGTCAACTATAAAACTGGTTTCATCGGGTTGGTCTTTCCGAATGAATTTTTTTACAAATTTTGCAAATAAATCATTGTAATTATTCGAGTTTCCCAACTTGCTTCCTATAATATCTCCTGCTATTTCTGCAATGGTACTTCTTAGAGCGGAAGTATTTGCCGATAATTTATCTGTAAGTTCAACAGAGACATCATATAAGCAATTGTTATCAGCCTTGCAAGTAAAAGCACTTACATACATAAGGTATTCATGATTATTATACCTTATATAAACTCTTGCATTTTCATTTAGCACGTTCCATAAATAACTATTTTCGGCAAGGAAAACTCGTGAAAAGTTTATTGAAAAAGTGAACTTTTCATCATTATTCTCCGACATATACTTTATTAATGCCTCTTCCAATCTTTTTTCTGCGGCAATTATAAGAGGATTGGGCATTTTGATACCAGTTAGTACAAATTTATCACCAATAGCAGGTCTGTAGTTATTGGTGGCATTTGGCATAACAACCCCAAAGGAGCTATTATCTTTTTTTACAGCAATCCATACTTCGTTTTTGGAAGTATCTTGCTGCCTCTCAATATATTTCGATGTGTTAGAGGTAACTTTTTGCTCAAAGTCTCCTGCTGGTAAGTTCCCGAAAGAATCTACCAATACAGGATTGAATGCCCTTCCCGGCTCATTGTCCTTATAGGTAACTCCTATTTCAAACTCGCAAGCAGCACAATTACCCGTGGTCATATTGATTACAGCCATACCACCTTCCAAGCCTTGTTCGAATAGGTTAAAACCGTAATCCCCATTATATATATGTAATTTTATGTAGAAATAAGAATGTACATACTCGTCCGTGCCATTGAATATATTATTCCCATCTCCTGTTCCAAGTTCGTCACTATCGTTAGCATCAAAAGCAATATCCGCAATCTCACCAAATAACTGCCCCGAATCGTTTGTTACATTCTCTATGGTAGGCTTTATATCACTGAAATCAATCTTAAATTCTTTTACATTATTGGAAGAATATTGATTCTTAAACGAATAGAAGTCATTTGTACCTGGTATCTTATACGTGTCGTTAAGCGCATTGTAGAATCGTTCCGCTCCCCCACTCTTTCTATAAATGGAAGGCATAAGATTTTGAGAACGTTCAATTGTACCTTTTTCATCATCATTGGGATAATAGAAAGGAATATTATCAGAACTTCCAATACCCGTGACGCGGTTTACTATTTTGTAATTGGCATTTATCTTCTTGATTGATACAAGCCCCTTCCTATACTCAAATGGAGTTGAAACAACATGTTCTGTGTATCCAATGTGACAAACCTTACCTACAAAGTAATAAGGAAGTTCGTATATGGTATATATGGACTGTAATGCTTCTGCAAGGTATACATTGTCAAGAGAAACAAGTTTGCTTTCAGAAGTAATATCTTCATCAATCACTACCGAATATCCGATACCCGATTTTGCCATTGAAGCATTAAGACGACCAACAAACTCGTCTATATCCCCCATGAACTTGACGGAAGTGGAATTGGAATGATATGTGTCTTCCCCAGCTGTCACCACGTCCATGAAATATACGTTCTCCAGCATGATACGTTCTGAAACGAATTGAAGCTCATGCTTGTACATGATACTCTTGTTATCCTTTGAAGATGTAGGCACTTGGTCAATATAGTATTTTTCCCCCCTGAACTCGACAAACTCCTCTCCTGTCCACAGTTCATCTAAACATGAAGGATAGTTCAGGGTAGCAGTCAGCGTGGGAGTTCCTGCCATACGCTGTGCTGTATAGGTGTACTCACCTAATTTTGCAGGTGCATCAGCATTCGGGAACTTAACTTTATTTCCTTGCGTGTCAAGTTTTAATATGTACAGACTTTCCTTTTCCATTTATTCTTTTGCCACATCAATTTGTTCCGTAACTCCTTTATTCTTTTTTTGCTGTTTCTCCAACAGCTTTTGAGCCTCTTCCTTCTCCTTTGCTATACGTTGTTCTTCGTCAGGAACAGATTCTGTGTTCTTCTCAATAGCCGTTTTTGTGGAAAGAATGCCGGCTTGTTTCATTGAAATAAGAATGTTATTGTATTCTGTTGCGCTGAACGGTTGCCATATCTTGAACTTGCAGCTGACACGAAGTTTGTCAAATTCAGTAATGGCGTTTACGTTCTCGCCTTTTTTCACCAATTCTTTGGCCAATCCCTCCTTGAACAGACGCATCATCTTGTCTGCGAAATTCTGCCATTCGATTACGCCCTGTTGGGCATTTTTCAAGTCCAAATCACGGGTCAGCGTAATAGCCAGTCCACTAATGTCGCCACTTGACTTGACATCTTTCGGCAAAAGGAAAGTGCAGGAAGTGTTTATCTGTATCTTCTCAAACAAGTCTTGCAGACTGTCAAGCATCCCTTGCGGACTTGGAGGTGCTTTGAACTCTGCACTTCCGTTACCATCCATTGACTTGTCTTGCAAAATGATACTCCCGGCAAGTTTCTTTGTAGTTTCTGACAAATTGCCTTTGATATATAGAATGCCCCAGCCGTTCCGTTTCTGAATGACAAAGAAGATGTTGTAGATAATCTCGTAAATCTCGATAAGGCTCTGACCGTTGTTCCACGCCACATCACCGCGTTTAGTACACAATGGTATCTCGCTGAAACCGTGCAATATAGGAAGTTCTCTTACAAAACCGTCCTCGCCTGCTTTTTCACCGTCTATCGGTGTGTGCATACGGTACATGTAGGTATCATCGTAACTGTCAATGTATTCCACACCGTCCGCATCGGCATAGTAGACACTTTCAAGAAGTCTGTCACCGTTGTTGTCGCTGTGTGATATGATTACATAACCATCTTCATAACTTATCAGGCGGCATTTGATACGTCCTTTATGGTCATAATAAAACAGAAGTCCTGCATCTCCTGTCGCAAGTTGCGAACGGACTGCCTTTGTACGCCATCCATCCATATTCCTGTCTACCCAATACTCCTTGATTGTGGAATAGTTGGCTTTATCTTTCTCGGAAGGAGCGCCACCTCTCAAAGACAGAGTACAGGGATTTCCGCACAGGTAAATTACGTGGCTCGCCAGTATCTGCTCTTGGAAAGCCAATGCCGTGCGCTGGAACTTGATTTCCTGATACCCTCCATCTTCCAACTTCACGCAAATGCTCGGTAAGTTTTGGTCAAATAACACCTCATGACTCATCGGGTCAAGCTCTTTCAGAAACTTTTCCTGCGAAACGATATTCTTTTTTACATTCGGAAGCCTTGCCGTGCGTGTTTCGGTAATGGATGCGGACTGGCCGTCGGAATAGTCGTCTGTAGAGCAAGTGTTACTTCCTCTAAAAAACGGCTTCTTCTGCAACAAGGCATTTACGTTCCGCAATAGATATGTTTTTTTCTCTTCCCGTGTCATTTTTCCGCATCAATTAGGTTGTAATACTTCATGCAAGCTTCCTTGCTGGGCATAGCAGAACACTCTCTCGAAGTCCATTTGCAGATAATGTCGTGCTTCTGCGGAACAACGATTATTCGCTTCTGCCCCTCTTCCTCTTCAATATTGAATTTATCGTTCAGCTTCACACGTGCATCCAACACGACCTTGCTTGCTTTGATGAAAGTATCTGAATCTCCACTTGTTTTCGCATCGTCGGCAATCTGTTTCATCTCCGATATTTCTTTCAGCAATGCTTCTCGGTTCTCATCTTTAGATATGGTAGTGATAGCGCCGATGCCGAAAGGTTTCAGTTTCTCGGCAAGCGTAGATAACACCTTGTTTGAAGGCTTTTCATCTTCTTGGTAAGCAACCTTGGCAGCAAGAGTCTTATCTACGAAAGAATCACACATTACCAAATAGGCAACGTCTCTTACCCTTGCTTCAATTCCTTCTGTTTTAAGGGAATTGAGAATATCCTTTATATCATTGTAACTAATCATTTCCTAACCTAATACCATAAATGTTCATCGTAAATACTTCCTTCTGTCTGTGCATGGAACGCTTGTTTGGTTTCTTCTTCGTGATTGTAATACCCTGCTTGAATCTCATTCCCGTATTCAATGTTAGCGCACGGAAGCATTCTCATAGCGCATGGGTCTAACAAGTCCATCGACCTGCCTTTCCCTAACATCTGATTCATTTTCTTCTTGTTCCAAAGCCGCTTCTTCCCACTCTGCATATCGTCAAACCGCACAACGGAACATTCTTCCATAAACTCGTTCTCAACCGTCACTTTGTATTTCAAATTTTGATGAGTGTAAGTCTGAACGGCAAGTTTATCGTCAAATGTCAAGTTACCTTCCTCTATCATCTTGCATAATCTGATATAGCACATATCCTTGACTGTCATTGCGGTAAGTTGGTAAAGCCCGAAAGGTTTATTTAGTGAGATATAAGGTACTGCATCGGGAATGTAATCATTGAAATACCGTCCGGCAGTCGCGTCAAAAATAATATGGTTTTCGGCTGTTCCATGCTCAAATGCAAATGTCTTCACTGCCATAGCGTTTTCTCTCGGAGTGGACTTGCTAAGAATGAGAATGTCGTATGCGTGAAATCCATCCCATGCAAGTGCAACAAGGTTGTCTGTGCCATAATCCGCCAAATCCACGGTAATCCATTTATCACCGTTCACGGCAGGGTTGTTGTTGAATACGCCTTGTGCGAAAGTGGAAGGGATAGGTATCTTTTCGTCAGAATCTGGGTCTGCATTATAGTTTACACCTATAAGCCCAGCAGCAGAGCGTGTACCAGAAGCGGCAACTGAACCAACGTATCCTGCATTGCCTCCCATCAGAGCTTCATTTTCATCAACTGTGCCCTCGTATAGGGTAAACGATTTGATAAAGTCTTGATATTTCGCTTTACCTTTCAAGTCTTTAATCAAACTGTCTATCTGTATCTTGCACTTGGCGTAAACTTCTTCTTTTGAATCTCCCCAAATCACATCATCAACGGTAGACCCAGCAACAAAAAAGAATCTGACTTTCCCTATTCTATCAGGGATACCCTTCCCGTTAACTCCAACATACCAACCTATGAATTTTCTCGTCCAATGGGTGCGTTTAGGATTGAATGTCGCACGGAATTTCCCCGTGAATGTCTTGCTTTTTCCACGATTACGGGATTGAATGTACGTAAATACCTCCCAAGGCATTTCGGTAAGCTCATCAATGGCAATCGCATCGTACTGCCATCCTTTCGCACGCTCCCTCATTCTGTCTATATTCGTTGGGTCTATATAAGTCAAATCGCAGTACGCTCCACTTGGGAATGATATACGTGGTGTGTCTGCCTCTTTAACTTTTACATATTCCCCGAATATGTCCTTGAATGTATCAACAAATCCTCCTCCTGCTTTTTGGTTCCCAAGGCTTCTACGACTTATTAAACATCTAAAATCAGGGTCAAGCATTAACGGTTCAGCGAATCCAAGAGCAAGAGAGTATGACTTCCCGTTTCCGACCCCGCCGGCACCGAAACATATATCCACGTTCGTTGAAGCAAAGTAGGTTTGGAAACCTGGGAAAGGCTTCTTCACTATCGCATTATGTACTTCTTGCTCTTTCATCAAAAGCAAAAATACCTCTTAATAATAAGGTAATATATACTTAAACTAATGTCTATTTATCATAGTGATAAATACAGTATTTTTTTATAGTTACACCTTTTTATTAAAGTATTACTTTCGCATATAATCATTATAAAACATATAGTGTATGAAGTTTACGAAAGAACAGTTTTCAGAAGCACTGAAAGCAGGAATCACCAACAACGGCAAGAAAAACTTGGCGATGAGTGAGAGAAGTTTCAACGGCAAGGTGGAAAGAATCTACAAGCGGTTGGAGAAAGCGAGTGGTAATGACGAGTTGGAATTGGATGATGCGGTTGCCGATTATCTGGAGGACTTCCAAGAGGATGACAACAACATCAGGAACGACAATTCAAAATTCGTAAAGGAGTGGGAAAAGAATCACCCCGCAAAGGATGATAAGGGAGATAAAGATGATGACAAGGATAACAAAGGAGACGAAAGCAAACTGGATAAGCTACTCAAAGAACTCCAAGACTTGAAATCAGAGCGTGAGGAAGAGAAAAAGGCAAAAGCTATCTCAGACAAACGCAATCAACTCAAATCAGCCTTGAAAGGGAAAGAAATCAAGAATGAAGATTGGATTAATGACCAGCTCGAATTGATTCATATTGATTCTGAAACAGATGTTGATGCTCTCACAGAAAGACTGGTCAAGAGCTACAATAAGTTTAATGCAAGCACTCCACCTAACATCACTCCGGGCGGCGCAGGAGGCGGTACTGAAAAACCCGATGACTTTGCCGATGTGGTTGCTGTCGTAAAGAAGCAATCGCACAGAGAAGAAAAATAATAATCATTTAAACCCAAAAGAAAATGGCAGATTTTTATCAGCAAATTCTATTGAGCAGCGGCTACCTTCCTGGTAGGGCGCTGGTTCAAGCTCGCGGAAGCATTGGTGGACATCGCTATGTATTCGTGAAATTACAGATGAGCGGAAAGGATGCGCTTGTATTTCCTACCAGTGGCGGGATTGTTAAAAACCCATTCAAAGGCAATGCAAGAGCTTTTGCCGGAACTCTCGCAGAATATATCCCAAGCAATGGAGAAAATGGTAGTGAAGTACGTATTTTGAAATCGTATGCGGTTGCCAAAGCCACATCCGGTGGAGATGAAACAACTATTTACTTGAAAAGAGACGGATATTCTCTCATTCCGTTTGTAGGGGATATTCTTATGGTAGCGCCTGCCACATTGACCGGCAAGGGAACAGCAGTTACGGTCACGGCGGTTGAAAAGACAACTGATGGTATAGCCGGGGATGTCTGGAAAGTAACGCTCAGTGCAACACTCGGAGCACTAACTACAAGTTCTGTGCTTGTTGAAGCAAAAGAAGTTGGAGCGTCCAAATCCCCAATGGTTACTAATCCCAATTCATACCTCCCTTGTGACTTTGACTTTGTATTTGACCCAGCTGCATCCGAAGATGATTTCGATGGAGCAAGATACCTTATCACTCCTGCATTGGCATTGGGGGATGTATTTCTATATGAAGACAGAATGCAACCACTTTCGGCTGCATTAAAAGCGCTAAACAAGAGCAAAGTTAAGGGTTGGTTTAACATTTAAAATTGACAAGACTATGCCTAAATTTGATTTTAATAACAGTAGATACGCAAAGTTCTTCTCCGACAAGACGAATCAGCGTTTCTTGCAATCCTTTATCAATACAGAAGGTCTGCTATATACTAATTATGGTTGGTACAAAACTCAGGGTGTCAAGGCTGGTGCTCCTACCCCTACTGCCCCAAATGGTATCGCCACCTTTTCTGTAAAAGGTCGTGATTTAAAAGCTGCTCCTTTAATGGACTTGCGTGCTCCACTTGGCGACAGTAACCAAATGGATAAAGACGGAATATATTGGTACACCGCATCTATACCTGATTTTATCGCTCCAGGCTTTGTTGAAACGGCTATGGAGCGTGAAGCAAAGGAAAAACAGTTTGAATTGTTTGGAAACGATGCCGATTTGGTAGCCGCTTGGGTACATGCATTACAGTCCCAGATTGATAGTGCGGATGCGACCATGAACTTCATGACCGCACAATTGATGTCAAAAGGCAACATTGATTATAGAAACATTGCGCGTGGTATTCAGATACCCCTGCATAAAGCCGACATTCCAGAAGATAATTTTACGAAAGCAGGATGGGTGGCTTGGACTGACCCCAGTTGTAAAATTCTTAGTCAAATGGCTACAAAGGAAAAGGAATACCGTGATAAATGGGGGTATGAAGGCGCATTGGTATGGCAGGTAACACGTAAAATGTTTTACGAAGTAGTGTTGCAAAATGCCGAAGTTAAGGAATTGATTGAAAGTTTCAAGAAAAATCCTTTAGCTTACATCGCGACAACCACTACTGCGCCTACTACACGTGAGTTGTTCTTAGCAGCTTTCCGTGATTATCCCGGTGTATCTCCAATTGAAATTGTTGAAGAGCGTGAGCGTAATCTTACCAATACCGGAGACACATTCGTGCAAGGTTGGGATGATAAGATTGCAGTTCTCCGTCCTGCCGGATATGCTTGTGAGTTTGAATACACCAATAACTTAGACAAACAGATGTTTGACAAGTATGGTTCAAGCGCAATAACCAAGATTTTTGCTCAGGCTAATGATGGTCTCTGCACGATTGTGAATACAACAACAAACAACGGGCTGTATAAGGAATGGCATACTGATGTAATGATGTCGGCTTGTCCTGCACTGAAAACATTCCGTAATCATGTGATTGTAGATACGAGTCAGGCAGATGATTAAATGTACAACACATTGCAGTAGTAGTTATGGAAAAATCATTTGACCCGATAGCATACCTCAATGGGCTTACAAGGTTTGTCTTTGAAGATGATGCGCTTGAAAATATCGCATACGAGAACGGTTTGATGTCTATTTCAGACCGTTCCAAAATAGACGAATACATGAAAGACCATTGCCTTATCGCACTCTATGAGCTTGTCATAAACGGACCGTGGTCTGTGGCTTCATCGTCACTCCAGCACGGGAATTACAGACAGGACATAGGTAGTGAGACGGTAACAGCTGCCACAATCCAAAACTTGAAAGACCGTCTGAAAGCACTGTACAAAAAGTATGGTGAAGAAGAAGCGTTGAAAAGCATGGATTCTGGTAGTATGAGTTGGGTCAATGAAAATTCATTAGATGTGTAGCTTATGCGCCTCAAAAGAAAAGCAATAACCGAATATCCGTTTCATGGCACATTCTATACCGTGATAACGAAGAAGCCGGAGGACGGAGACCTTCTCAGTGACGGCGATTTGCTTAGTGATGAAAAGATGGATAGCTCTCCCGAAGTCCCCACTACGGGAGAAACCATCCTTCTTGAAACTGAATGTGACATACAGCAAGCTGCAAAGCTGATTAATTCTGGTACTATCATGGCTGATTATAAAGTGTTTTTCCCGTGCGAAGTTGGCGAGAAGCTACCTATACGTTTCAATACCAATTTTAAGTGCGAGGATTATGCAATACCAATCCAAGGCAGGGTTATAGGACTTGAATATAGTCAACTTGGTGGTTGCTCGGTTGACATAAAAATGAGCGAAGTGTAAGCTATGGCAAAGAAGGTTAAGACAGATTCATTGAATAAACTTATAAAGTTCTTATCGGAAGAAGCCGACAAAATAATTGCAGAAGAATTGAATAGGGTTACTTATAAAAATGATACAGACAACCTTCATGATAGCTACGGATGGGGAATATATGTTAATGGCAAACTATCCAAAAGCGGTTATCAAACGAAATACGCGTTAGCCCCAAGAATTTGGAAGAGAGAGCCGCTATACGGACGTGATGCGATAACGGATTTTCTTGAACGTAAATATAAGCCCCATGATGGAATTGACCTTGTGATAGTAGCCGCAATGCCATACGGACAAATATTACAGGAAAAGTACAAATATGAGGTAATCGCCATTGCTCAAAACCAACTCAAAACATTAAGCAACAGAATTAAAGGTTCAACTTTTGGAATTATAAAGAACGGTAAATACTGATTATATGGATAGCAAATACAAAACAACATCAAAAGTGGAAAACTTTTTTTCCATGCTGCTGACAAAAGCGGCTATATCCGATAACCTGTTCATCGGGAATATGCCTGCCACTATTGAAAGCAATTGGAAAGAAATGGTGCTTGTTGATGTGCTTTCCATGAAAGATTACGGAGCTTATGCCAAAGGTTCTGCCAACGTGTTCTTGTACGCAAAATCAGTTGACAGCCACGGCACGAAACCCGTGAAGGAACTGTACAAGATGGAACTTGCGCTTGACAAGGCTATTGAATCATGCAAAGACACCCATTATGTGATTGATGTAAATTTCCGTGATGCAGATTATGACCAAAATAGGAACTACTACTACAATGTGATAAACATAGAAGTGACAATAAGGTAAACAATTTATTAACAGGATAATACTTTAAAATTATGGCAGTAAATAATACTGGCGCAACAGCCAAAAAATTCATTAAGCCTTCTTACATTGTAGCAACTCTGTTCACTGGTGCTGAAGAAGACGACACGCCGTTGGGCGACAGCTATATCCTTGAAGATGTGGTTGAAGACACCACTTCAATCGCTCAAGACGATAACGATGTAAACGACATCGAATGTGAAACATCCGACAGTCCTATTCTTTCTATCGTGAAGCTCGGTAAATACCAGTTTACGGCTGAGGTTGCAGACACACAAAAAGACCTGCTAGTCGCTCTCATGGGATTTACGGCTGGGACTACTGTCTCTACCAAATACTTTGCTCCTGCTCAATACAAGAAACTGTACGCAAAGATTGACGTAGTGTTCGAGGAAGGGAAAACGATGACCGCATTTGTGGTTCCTAAAGTTCAGCTTAACTCAAAACTAATGCTTGAATCTTTGAACTCTAATGTGGGGCGTATCAATCTTGCAGGAACAGCGTATGATGCAAATATCACTGATGGAGAGAAAACTATCAGAACTCCATTTTATGTAGATTCTGCTTATACACTACCTTCAGCAGGATAACTGAATGATAGATAAAAAGATTGTTTCACAGGGCGGTAGGCTTATATGCCGCCGCCCTTTTTATTTCAAATCATGGCAGTATATAGAGCGAAGAAAAAAGATACACAGCTAAAGAAAAATGTTGTGACATCTCGTACTCCAGTTTCTGATGAATCAATGGAACGGCTGGCAAGGATAATGAATGACAGCCCAAGCTTGGTAAATCTTCACGGCACAGAGTGGTGCATAAAAGGGCTGAAGCCCGGTGTTCAATGGCTTATAGCCGAACAAGCGTGTCAGATTGTGAAGGGAGAAAAACTAAGTATGGGTGATGTGATAAAAGAGTTCTCCGTAAATCTTCCTGCGGTGGTGAACGTAATAACCCTTGCACTACTCAATGACAAGGACAGAATATTTTCTGATTACGATAAGAGAGAACTTTCCGAGGAGTACCACCAAATATATGACCTTCTTATGTGGGGGGAATACGACATGAAAGACTGGGCTTTACTGCTGGGTGAAATTCTTAACCTCATAAGCACGGATTTTTTTTTCGAGAGTACCAATGTGATTCAGACCGTGAGGGAAATGACATTGACGAGGAAGATGAAGAAAACGGAACAAAGCTGATAATATCCCGTACCGAATGGGGACAGATGGTTGATTTTCTGCGCTCCAACACTTGGTGCTCTCGTGACGAATATTTATGGGGAATGACAGTTGGGCAGGTGCGGTTAAGCTCATTCGATTTCTCCCATGTGGAATACTTGAACAAGGATAAGAAGAACAAGGTCAGCAAGATAGGCAGTGCTGACGATTTGAAGAATTTGAACGACTTGGGATTACCGATAATCAATAAATAACAGGATAACGATGACAAATAACGAAGTAGGAGCATTCCTCAATATAACACCGGATGTATTAAAGAAGTTGGATAGTTTCGATGAGAAGCTGGAGAAGATAGAGAAGCACGCACATACGGCTGCGGATGCGTTGAAAAACGGGTTTGGCAGTGTGGTAGTAGATACAAGCAAGTTAGAGAATGCTATCACTTCGTTAGCCAAAAAGATAGATGCTATAAAAGGTAATCCATTTGAAGGGGCAGGAAAAGGTGCGGAAGAGACTACGAGAAAGACTACTTCTCTGAACGAAAGCCTTTCACGTGCGGCAGATTTGCTAAACAGAATAGGAAACAATAAAATCGGAGAAGGTTCATTCGCTAACTTTAATATATCCGGATTGAAGCAAGGGTATTCGGATTTGAAAAAATACGTTGAAAACATGGACTTGTCAAAGCCGCAACAAAAGGCTGCGGTAGAAGCCATGCGCTACATGAAGATGGAGCTTGACGAGCAACGAAAGACGGACGAGCAACGTGCCCAATCTAAAGAAAAAGAGACGGAAAGAAGAATAGCTGCTGACAGACGTGCTGCAAAAGCTGCTGAAGATGCAAGGAAAGCACAGGAATATGCACAACGCACGACACCGCAAGGGGCTTTGGATTATTCGAGAAACACTAAATCACTACAACAGAACGTACAAGCAATCGAATATCTGAAAAAAGCCAGACTATCTTTAAATACCACCGATGCCAACTATAAAAACACGCTTGAACAGATAAACCAAGCCATCGCCAGACACAACCAAGCGTTGACAGAAGCAGGAGTTAAATCACAACAGCTTGCCACGCGCCATCGCAACCTAATGGATACGGCTGGGCAATTAAGCCGTCAGCTTGCTTTGGTGTTCTCCGTGTCACAGATTGAAGGTTATATCAGCAAGTTGGCAAAAGTGCGTGGTGAATTTGAATTGCAGCAGCGTTCGTTACAAGCAATCTTACAAAATAAATCACAAGCAGACCAAATTTTCAACAAGACCGTCCAACTTGCTGTGAAATCACCATTCCAAATTAAGGAACTGGTTACATTCACAAAACAGCTTGCAGCATACCGTATTGAAAGCAACAAGTTATATGACACGACAAAACGACTTGCCGATGTGTCCGCAGGTTTAGGTGTTGATATGGGCAGACTTATCCTTGCTTACGGGCAGGTCAAAGCGGCAGCGTATTTGCGTGGTACGGAAGTTCGTCAGTTTACGGAAGCTGGTATCAATATGTATGGGGAACTTCAAAAGTTGTTCAAAACAAGAGACCAAGCAGATTATACCACGGCACAGATTGTAGATATGATTTCCAAACGTAAGGTTACATTTGAGGATGTTGAACAGGTGTTTGAAAACTTGACTTCCAAAGAGGGTATTTTCTACAATATGCAAGAAATCCAAGCCGAAACTTTACAAGGTAAAATTTCCAACTTGAAAGATAGTATTGACGTGATGCTCAACTCCATCGGCAAGGCTAATGAAGATACGCTAAAAGGCTCTATTGATTCTGTAAAATTGCTTTTGGATAACTGGGAAATGGTCTTAGAAATAGCTAAGGCATTTGGCGTTGTTATTGGGTCAATGGTTTTATTCCCTAAGATAAAAGCCGCTGCAAATGGAGTTAGTTTACTCTCTTTTGCTTTCACAAAAGCCGAATCTTCATTACGTTCTTTGGGGTTAGCGTTTAAGTCATCATTACCATTAATGGCTCTTGGTGCAGCCTTGCAACTTGTTAATGAGCTGTGGAACGTACATACTAAATATAACAAAATGTTGAGGGAGAGCAGCAATAAATATTATGTCGCTCAGTTAAGAATAGGAGAAATAGACGATATAGCTAAGAATGACGCAAGAAAAGCATTATCATCACTTGTCAAAGAGATGAATAATGAAGGATTTGAAATAGAGATAAAGCCCAATATATCAGAGGAAGAAGCAAAAGAACAATTCGAAGAGTATAAAAAAAAATATACAGACTTCTTAGAAGATATTAGAAAGATTGAAGCGAATTATGCAGAGAATAGGAGGAAAGGGTGGCTGATTGGCGACGATGATATTGAAACCGATTTAGACGAGTATGAGAACGCTTTCAATGATTTTATCGCAAAGGGCAATAAAATACAAGCCGAGTTGTTAAGAATATCCGAGGAATCTACTCGTTTGGGTAGTGGAGCTAAAGAATATATACAAGAACTTGTAAAAGGAAAGAAAGAAGGTGAAAGTCTAATAGATTACTACAAAAGGCTTGCTGACTACTTGGAAAGAATAAAGGATGGTGTGTTTTTTGCTGGGAAGCAAAGCTCTATCGCCAGTTCATTTTTGGGTGTAAGAAAAGATTTGGAAAAAGAAAAGGAAGCTGCCATTAAAGAAATTCACGAAATCTTTGATACTGTAAATGATGAAGTAATAAAGGGTAACAAGACGAGAGAACAACTAAAATTTTTAATAGACAAAAAAGCACTTGAAGAACAGTGGTCTGAGATAAAAAAGGAACTTGCGTATAGCACATATAGTTTAGGAGATATAAAAATACCTCTTAGACCTGATGCAAGCGATGGCAATCCTGACCCTCAATCAGACTCCAAACATGAACGTGACATTTGGTCAGAGCGTATCTCCGTCCTCAAAGAAATGCAGTCACGATACGAGAAGCTGAATCAGCTTATGGGAGAGAACCGTGCCATAGAGGAAACACGTTCGGCTTTCAAAGGTGCTTTGGACTTTACACAAATGGGAGAAGTTATCAAAGCGGAAGATATTATTCCGACCAAGCAAGGAATGATTGATGCGCTTGAAAAGTTACTCAAACAGATTCCTAATGACGTAAAGAATGCCGCAAAAAGAACTGGGCTTGAAAAGGAAATTGCAGAACTTAAAATCGGTATTCAACAGGACTACCTGAAAGAACAGCTTGAAAAGACTAAGAAGAACATTGAAGATATGTTCAACGGATTGGACTTGCACAAGAAACTGAAAGATGCAGGACTGTCCGAAGCGGAGGTTCAACAGTTGTTCCCCGGACTTGCAAAGACGTTGGACGATGTGCAGAAAGGGATTGAAGCAGAATATCAGAAGAAATTTCCGAAAGGCGAATACCTTATTGCTGATACCGATGCCAACAAGCAATATTTAACAGACTTAAACAAGCTGAACCAGCAGCGTATAAAGGACAGTCAAGACCTTGTTATCGAACTGACTAAAGCTTATAAAACACAGCTTTCAGACCAACTTCAACTTGACAGGTGGTATTATGAGGAGAGAGCAAAGATAGCGAACGCTAATCTAACAGAGGAACAGAAAACACAGTATAATTCCAATCTTACAAGCCAGTACAATAAGAAGTCTGACGAAAACGCTTGGAAACAATTCCAGAATTCGGATATATATATTTCAATGTTTGAGAACATTGAAAGTTCTTCTACTCGTATGCTCGAAGCAATGCGTGACAAGCTCGCAAGTTTACGTGAGAACTTGAAGAATCTTCCTGCCGACCAACTGAAAGCTATAATCAACCAGCAGGAGAAGATTGACGAAATGATTTCCCAAAAGAATCCTTTCAGCGGTCTTACTTCTGGAGTAAAAGAGTACATTCAATTCTTAAAGCAAAGGAAGGAACTTGAAGAAGAAAATATTAGAGCCAACAATGCAGTTGCTTACTATACCGAACAGAAAAATGCGCAATCACAGATTGTTCAACAAAAGAAGCAAGAATACGATGCAGCAGTAGAAATATACGGTGTAAATTCGGAGCAAGCAAATCAGCTACGCATACAATGGTTGTTAGAGAAGTCAAAACTTGATGCAATACTCGCTCAACTTGTAGCAGAAGGGAAAATAACTGAAGAAACCGCCGAACAAATCAGAAATGGTCAGAAATTAGGTGAAACCCTGTCCGATAAATTCAGCGAAATTGGAAATAATCTCTCTGAATTTTCATCCGGTATCACTGACGTAGCAAGTAACCTTGAAAATGTGTTTGGCACTATGTCTGCCGGAACAGCAGATACAATTAGCAGTATAGCAGAGATTGCTGGAGGATTAGGTCAAACAGCAAGCGGAGTTGGAAGGATAATATCGGGAGATGTTATCGGAGGAGGGATTCAAGCAATTGGAGGATTGGCAAAAACCATAGGAAGTCTTTTTAATATTAAAGACAAGAAGAAGGAGCGTGAAATCCAACGGCAGACAAAGAATATAGAAACACTTGGTAAGGCATACGATGAGCTAAAAGAGAAGATGGAAGCCGCTTGGAGTGCAGATGACCTTCGCACACAGACGAAAGATACCGTAGCCAACTTAGACAGCCAGATTGCTTCATACCAAGCTATGATTAAAGCCGAAGAGGATAAGAAGAAAACCGACCACGCTCGTATTGAAGAATGGCAAGATGCTATTGAGGAACTTAAAAAGACCAAACAAGAAATCCTGAATCAAGAAAAAATTGAAATGGGAGGCATCGGCGGTGAATCCGAATACAAAGATGCTGCCTCTTCATTTGTTCAAGCGTGGCTGGACGCATTTAATGAAACAGGTGATGGACTTAAGGGGTTGGAAGAGAATTTTGATGATTTCATAAACAATCTCTTCTTAAAACAAGCATCCATGAGAATTGCCAATAAGTTTCTTGAACCGTTATTTCAAATGATAGACCTTGCTGTTACAGAAGGAGAAGAAGCTATAAGAAAAGGATTTGACGGTGATACAAAAGTAACAAGGCAAGAGATGGACAAGATTGTTGAAGAAGCAAAAAAGCAATTCCCGCAACTTAGTGAAGCATTAGAAGACCTATACAACGCTCTTGGGATAAAAGATAATAAGAAAGCCGAACTATCGGCTCTCCAACAAGGTATACAAGCTATGAGCGAAGAAACCGCTGGGGAACTTCAAGCCCTACTGAACTCGATACGCTTCTTCGTCTCCCAGCAAACAACCGACATTTCCGCAATCAGAACGCTGTTGGATGCCCGATACGGTCTTGAAACCGAATACTCTGATAGTAACCCCATGCTCGTTGAATTGAGGACACAAACGGGGTATTTGGAAATCCTTTCGGACAGGATAGACCGTGTGTTTGCGCCAAGTCCAAATTCAAAAGGAGCCGGGATTAGGGTTTTTATGCAATAAAAATGAAGCGGTAGGATGTTCTCTTACCGCTTCATACGCATGATAAGTCTGTGATTATTTACTTCCGTGGTCGTATATATCACCGAATTTAGCTTCTATGAATATAGGGTATATCACACAGTCCATTATTAGACATACGAAAGGGCGGTTATCGCCACTATATCTGAAAACAGCAAGTTCTTTAATATCCTCTGTGATTATTGCAGGAAGGGATGTTGGCTTCAACTGTTTGATTGGTATCATTTCAAAACCATACTGGTGTTTCCCGGAAACGTTTATATCTTTCCAAGTAAGACAGCACAATTTTTGCATCCTCGTTACAAAATCCTTGAACACACTATTATCACATCCTTTTAAAGATGTTTTCATATCCAAGTACTTAAAGCAGAAAAGAGGTTCTTTGCTTCTCGCATCAACCTCTTTTTCTTTTAAATTAGGCTTTACATCTTTATGCTTTAACTTAAACTTGCCACTCATTTATGCTTCAATTTGTGTTTTGAAAAACGCCATCATCTTATCACGGCTTATTACAGAGTTTATTTCCGTGGTTTTCCAAGGATATTCTTCATGTGTCATTTTCATCAAGGCTACAGCAGAAAACTGGTTGTATTCCTCATAAACATTGTTGAAAAGTTCTTCTTCATCATCTGATAAAGATATACCTTCTTTTGAAGTCGATATAGAATTGGATTCAAACGATTTATATTCCTTATATACAGAAGGGACAACCGGTCCATATTGCCAAGCAACAATATCCTCATCAAACAATGGTGTTCCAAAATATGCCAAATGGAAACCTTGTTGGTAATACATCATCTTCTGCAATTTCAGATTTGATATAGTATCACCATGTTCCAAATCTGTTTTGGATATAATTTTATTTGCGATGTCTAATGCTTTGTATGCCATAATATAATGAGTTATTTGTAAAATAGCCCAAGGGGTAAGCATACCTATTATTCAAGGATAAGCAGTAAATACAGCTTTAAGGTATGCGTAGCCATGAGCGTAATTATGATGCAAATATAGAGGCTAAAATTTGTATTGCAATGGATTTCTTATTTAATTTATAGATGTTTAATAGCATATTATAAAAAACGCTGCGACAATACACAATGCCCCCAAAGAAATCATCGCTACTTATACCTTCCTATCACTACTTGATTGATGCAATCGGCAGCAAAACCTACCAAATAAGCTTGTGCCTCATCATTGTAAAAATCACCTTTAACGCCAATGTCAGAAAAAATAAAGGAAGATACATGAAGAGCCTCATGCGCTATGTCCTTAATTCCCATTTTTTGCTTTATATATACAACAACACCTAGCCAATCACCGTCTTTTATCGAGGCTCTAAACGTAATAGCCTTGCATGATTCCAACATATCCTCAACCTCGTCAGATTCTTCAATATAAAAAGTGCGTTCTATATCTTTAAAAGAGCCTCCCTTTACAACCCATAGCTTACGTGGGTATATGGTAAGCTCAAACTGATGTATCTGAAATTTACTGCTCATAGCTCCACTTTTGCCTCAACCACATACTCTTTCCCGACTTCACGACCTAATTCGTCATAAGAAGCCCTACGGACAAATCCAACATCAGAAACCTGTACTCCGGTCTCATTCTCAAACTCATTCAGAAGAGCGGCTATCTTTTCGTTCAACTCCTGCTTCTTTTGCTTTATCTCTTGAATATCCATAATTATTGTTCTGCCTTAAGATAAATATTCTTCAATTCGTCCTTTTTCAAAGCTCCGTACTTTATTGCACGGTCTATACGCTTACGGGCATTACCATCCTTAGATTTCACACTATTCTTGGAATTATCCTTAGATACAATCAGTTTAACCAACTCGTTCAGAGGAATAGGCTCTACAACAGCTCTATCCCAAATAGAACTGAAAAAATCTTTTGCCGGTTTACCCATAAGTAACTTCTTTTCCGTTTCATCCCCCACTTTTTCAAAATGCAAGTAAGGTTCGGCCACAATATTGAAGTAAGGCAGCAAAGATTTTTCGTCCGGTTCACTCACCATACGTGTTTTCAGAAGTTTCAGGTATCTACCCCCTACCCTTGTGCGCCCAATGGCAAATACCCCGTCTGCAAAATTGGAAAGTATCTTGCTCCCGGCCATGTTCGTCTTAGACAAGGGCTTCCATTCCTCAATCTTAGGCGTATGCGCAATTACCATGATACTGATTTTCAGCTCACGCTTCAATCTTGTAAGACCGTCCATAATAACTCCAGCATACTCCGCTTCTGCCGTCTGCGTAGAAAGATAAGAAAGATTATCAAGTATCATAACCTTTGCGCCTGTATCAATCAGCTTGTCTTTTATGCCGTCAATCACGTTCATGCTAAAATCCTCGCTATCCACTTCTTCCGATATTGTGCATCGGATAAGCGACTTCGGGAAATCAGCGTTCTTATAACGCCTTGCAAGTTGTCTGTCAGAAAGCTCAAAATCAAAGTACAATACCTTTTGAGGACTTACCTCAACATCCGCACATTCGCTTTCCCCTTTAGCTATCTCGTAGGCTATCTGCGTGGCAAGAATGGACTTACCTATTCCGCTATCGGCAAATAGGAAAACAAGCTCGTTTTCCCACCAAAAATCGCCCCACAACCTATGAATAGGTGGTTTCTTCTTTCCATCCTCAATGACTGACTGCATATCGGAAGAGCTGAACAACGGTATTTGCTCGACCATATCCCCATCATCGGGAATATCGCCATCTCTTTTCTCAAACCATTCTATATCGGCTTGTATCTGTTCTTCTTCGGTCATATACTATTTGTTTTTAGCAAGGTGCGCCAGCGTTACAAACGCTAAACGCACCAGTTACCTTTTCTACACATGGCAGATACGCTATTGTACAATTTCCCAGTCTTCGGCAAACACATCACTGATAGACGGAACCCATGAATCAGCACGCCCGGTATTCTCATTGTAGATAAGACACTGGCTTGTATAGTCAATAAATCCCTTACCTTTCAGAATAAGGTCTTTTGCCGATTGGGGAAGCGATTGCATCTTAGGGATAATGTCGCTTTCGATATGAGCTGGCACTTGTTTGAATACCATCAAACCTTTACCGTTCCAACCACTTCTACGAATTGGATAACCTGCTTTGAGAGCCATAATAGCCATGCCAAAATTCATCTTTCGTACTTTTGCGCCATCAGATCCTTGCATACGCTGTATGCGAGTATCAAGAAGCCGAATATAGTCGAACATAGTGCAGCACTGCATTTCCAGTAAACACTTGTTGTACATGTCATTAACTACTTCATCCATTTTTCCTGAATCTATGAAAGCGGCTAACTTTACATATCTTCCATTGACTTCTTCGGCTTCTATCTGCATACGGTCAAGTGATGTATCGGCGAGTTTATACGCCTCTTCAAACGGTTCCGCTGGCAACCAACTCTCGTACCCGTCAGCATATTTAACGTGATAACCCATGCGCTTTGCATACTCTGCATCAGGCACTCTGCCAACTTGTAATAAACCTCTTTCATAAGCCTCGCCCATTGTCATAGGTTCAGCTTCAATCTGTTTTGTTCCAATGTACTTTTTCATATCAATTCAATATGGTTTAATTGTTTCTTGATTCATTAATTTTGCCATAAAATCATGCTTTTCTTGTTCGGTTGCTTTTCGTACCTCACCTCCCCACATGAAATTTCTAAACCCCGTACTCTTTTTAATTTCACCATCATGCCATCCTACAAGAATACCATAGCCGTCACCAGTCACGCATCCGTTATAAATGAAAACTCTTTTATCTATCGGATTGTACATTTCCGATTCTTTACTTGATGGGATTCCATACAGAAAATCGCCAATACAATATTCTATTCCTTTCATAATTTCTTATATTTAAGCCCAAAACACACTCTAAGCATAATCCTTTGAAAAAATCCTATCTTCTTATAAACTGCGATATTACTCTTTGTTGGTTCATGCACAAGATATGCTACTATTTTGTCTGATTGTTTAATGTGGTAATTATTCATAATAATCAATCTTTAGCCCATTCGGACTTAGTTATACAATTCATAGACTTAAACCTACCTGTTACATCATTGTGACCGTAGGAGTACACATAGCAAACGCCTTCTCCTGTAATATGAGCGGTAGATTCGCCACCCACATACAACTTGCAAACGCTACCTTCCGGCACATGGAACTCAACCTTTGAAGAAAGCACCGTAGTAAGCGTGCAATCCTGCTCTATTTGCCCGTTAAAGTCCACGTAGAGGCAAGAAGTATATCCGTCCTTATTACGCTTCCATTTCCCGTTAATGTAATCGGAAAACGTCCGTTTCATATATTGGATATCCATTCCCCAGCCAAAAGCCGCCGCATCCGCCAGCATTTCGACACCGTTTGAATCAAGTGCCATATCCATCAACGCCTCCTTGCTCGTAGCTTCATCCCACTTGTCTTTGTATGACGTGCACAATCCGAGCATCATGGCATTACGTTTAAAAGAAAGCAAATCATTCATTGTTCAAATATTTATTTCTTTTCTCTTCTGTATTAAAATCGTCTGCACGGCCAATAACCTTTTGTGATAAAATAGTTAATCCACTTTTATCTTTTCGAAATACAGTTTCTACAGCCATATCCTTTTTATGTCCGAAATCAACAGATATGATTATGTCTCCACACTTTTCAATGAAAACATCTTTGTCTTTCATACAATAGGGAATTTTTCAAGTTCTACCTCGATAAGTTCATTAATCCTTTTCACGTCACTATCTGAACAAGGAATGTCCTTATACATTCTGACAGACCGTATAATGTTACGTGCATGAATATGAGAATGTCTTTCCAATGCACTGTATGGCACCCCGAATCGGTCATGCGCAATCACAAATACGGCAGGTCTTGCCATTCTCTTTACGAACGGTATATTTGTCCTCCCTTCGTATAAAGACAAAGGAGAGACAGGAACATATTTGTCATTGCAAAATGCTTTATTTACGCAATCGCAAACAATACGCTCAATCTTTTTTATAACGTCCGATTTTAAGCAATTTTCTCCTTCTGACATACTTTTCTATTATTTTCTTTTGGTCTTCATTAAGAATTTCACCCATAACATACATATTGCCAATAGTAGCCTTTCTAAAATCCACTTCCTTTTTCCCACATTTACCCATATTACAATCTACACCTTTTGAAACATTCGGTATTATCACATGGGTATTGGTGCATCCTTTTACGGGTATCGCCTTAAAGCTAAGAGACATATTACCGTTTCTCACCTTAATGCATCCTGTTTCTACATCGGGAATAAAAAGCCCCTTTGTCACTTCTCCGGTCTGCTTGTCCTTGAATGACACCCATTTCACACCAGGATGCCGTTCCATCTTTATATAGATGTGATATACATTGTCCGGGTTATACCTGTCCTTCCTCGGTTTCAGTTCCATCGTCAAACATCTCCTCCACCTCTTCTGCCATGATAACCTTCTGCTCAAATTCAGCATTCGCCTTTAAATCTTCTTCGGGCGGCGTAGTGTTCATAGCCTTATCCAAATCCTTCATCTGTCCTTCCATCCACTTCATGTAGTTTTCAGCCTCTTTCTGCGCTTCATTAATATCTGTGAATGCAGCCATAGGCTTGATAAGGTTCGCTTCGGTAAGTACCTTCATACCGTCCAAGAACTCCTTGTTGGTGGAAGTAGTTTCCCCGAACATTTCATTCTCCTTGCCTTTGATGGATTTCTTGAAGTCCACCATATACTTCAACCACGCATAGAGAGATGTTTCATGCGCCACACCGTCCAATCCTACTGCGTATGGAGTAGTGAATACCCGGAATCCTGTGTAGTTCTTAAAACAGACATATCCTTTCGTGATTACAATCTCAAACGAGCCGAAGTTTTCTCTCTCCAACACATCACTTTCTTTGATGATGAACTCAAATCCTTGTTGTTTCTTATTCTTTGCCATAATTACAATATTTCTTCGTTTACAACCTCTGTGATTACTGTTTCCCTCAATTCCTTAATTATTATAGGGCCGTTGGGTTTCTCCGAATTTCTCATAGCAGAGCCGACAGCGGACAAACATTCCTCCTTTGTATTGAATTTAGTAGGAGTACTATACCACACATAAGACGAAAATTGAGGTTCTATCCATTCATAAATATATTTGTCGCCACATTGGGCAATAAACAATGTTCTTATTTTCTTATCCATAGATTATTCCTCTTTCTATTTACTCACTTCCTTAACAAACTCATCAAACTTTGATTTAAGACGATTCATTTCATTTTTCGCTTCAACGACTTCCTCTTCTGTATAATCTTGCTGATTTTCAATTACCCCAATACATTGAATCACCAAGTCTTTATCTCGCTTTTCAAGAATATCAGAGAACGGTCTGACAAAGGAACGGTTTTGTAAATCTAACCGTGCGTCTCTTCTCGCACACTCGGCACGATATTCGATATAATCTTCATCAGTCATATTGTAATGAGTGATATTATCCACCACACTGCTCCAACGGCAAAGCAATCCGTTAGGTTGTCTTGCTATAAATGCTCCCATACCTATTCCTCCGTCTTAGCTTTTCTACCTCTCTTCGGACGGAACGCCGTCTTAGCGTCCTCTACCTCGATAATACACTCTCCCTCATCCTCAACTGTCGCCACCGCCTCATTCTCCTTCAACACTTCCTCAACAACCGGATTAACCTTTTCCTCCGCTTCATCCACAACAGATTTCCCAAATCTCGGCTTCTCCTGGTTCATGTTCAACTTCTGCATATCCATAGCGTACTGCAACTGGTACACCTTAAACTTCTCATCGTCCGAATCAATGATTTCATCCGCATAGCCAGGATAGTGCATGGCGATAGTTCGTCTGTTAGCCTTCATAGCCATTCCCAACGCTTCTTCATCCACGTACATATACGGATGGATGGAGATAAGACCGTCAATGGGAGAAATGCGCCCGAAAGTCTTCTTGTACTGGATAAGACCGTCTGCCCTTTGCTCCACAATGGCGTAGGCATTCATAAGGTTCTTCTTCTTGATAAGGGCGATAGCCAATATCCACGTCAGCCCCAGTTCGGGATTGAACTTCTTTGGCAAATCCTTGCACTTCGCGAAGGATAATGCTTCTGATAAAGTTTCTTCTTCCAAAAACATATCGTTATTTTGTTTGATTGTTATTCAAATATCCATTTTCCGCACACCAGCAAAGCAAATTATAGGCTTCAACAAGAATATCTTCATGCCCTCCAAAACAAACCTCATAATCATGCTCATCGTTCATATCGGTATAGGAATACCCTGCATAATCTTTCCCTAGTTCAAGACATGCCTTACCTAATGGATAACGCGCATATTTACATGGAACGTATTCAGGTAACATATTGATAATATCCTGCAAAGTGAACACCCCGCAATCCTCCCGATATGAATGGTCGTAATAGGAAGAATCCGCATCGAACAATTCAAAACTGACCTCATACAAATGTGTAGATATTTCAGCCAAAGCGGTTTCCCAGTCCAATGGGCAACTATCATCGTCTGTAGCGATAAGCACCATGCTCGCTTTACTCGTATCAACTCCAAGCTCTTTCAAATGGAGCATTTGTTCGATAGAAAGTGTCTGATTCTTCATAATTTAATTGTTATTCGTTAGGAAAAGTTTCATCATATCCGAAGGAATGTCCGTATACGTTCTTGAACGTAAACGTCACCTCCTTGTATTTCTGCCCGTAAAGGGTGTCGCTTTTAGGCTCCGTGGCTCCTGAAAGGAACATCAGAACCTTTCTCTTCCTCGCTGTATCACGGTAGGCAATCTTAGAGCCAGTAATGAAAGCCATAAAGTCACGGTAAGACTTATCATCTTTGGTATCATCCTCCAAGAATATCAATGTCAGTTTTATAGTTGTCTGCTTGTGTGCCGGTGTGCTGGAAACATACACCTCTGCCTTACTTGTTTCGGCAAAATCCTCTGCATACATATTGGTAGGCTCTCCATAAGAATTAAGTCCGGTACATTCTTTATACCTCAAACCTGGAAAATCTATTTCCAAATCTTTCCAAACGGCATCCGACTCACCGTAACGTATCATATAGAATTTGTATTCTTCCATAAAAATAGAATATAACTACTGCAAAAATAGAAAATTATATTGATTTATTCAAGCTTTACTTTAATATTTATCACTGTGATATATTTTTACTCATATTCCTATTATTTTTATGTTAGTAATACAAAAGGCATCCCGCTTGTAATAAGTAGGATGCCTTCGTGTATGATAAAATTATATTTTTCAATTTTGGCTTATTATACTCATGTGTGGGTATTTGGTTTCATGAATTGTCGGCTTCTTGGGCTTTTCTCCTTTGAGTTCTGCAAGTTCCGCCTTGACTTCCTTAAGTTCGTTCAATAAATCCGTATATCCTTCCGTCAATCGGAGAATATGTTGCATCATTGCTGTACTGATTTCCATAATAGATGAATATTTGTTTTAGTCGTTATTCCTGCCATCTGCCCGCCAGCCGTATTACTGGCGGGGTATCATAACGTGATTTCGCTGGTCGAACCTCAACGTGCATCTATGCTTGGTTATGTGGCAATATATTTTTGGGTATAGTTGTATCCGTCCGCATAAATGCGGATAACACAAGTAGTTGGTTTATAAACTTTAGATTACGCAGCGGGTTCTAATTCTCCTTTTATCTGCTTAATGGCTTTCTTCACGTCCCAATCATTTTCATATAGAGCAATAATGAAGCGTCTACCTTTCTGCGTCCATACAGTATATGTGTTGGTATGGGTATTACCTCTTTCACTTGTGAAAATATTGGTTCTCGTTTCATGCATACCCCATTTGTCGTATGGTGATTTTAAGAGCCACTGCCCCGACTGTTTGAACTGTATTCCAAGTTCTTTCAGTTTGTTGTTCAGTTTTTCTGCCGACATCCCTATCTCTTTTGAGATTTGAGTGGTTGTCATGGCATTGACGCTCAACAGATGGTTGTCGTAGTAGCTGACTTTCGGAGCAGCCTCCTTGATTTCCTTGTCTTGCAGTTTAATGGTGGCTTGCTGTTGCTCCGTTTGGGCTTCAAGCTGCTTTAACCGTTCCTCTCTCTTGGCAAGGGTGGCTTGTGCGATGGTTAGAGCACGTGCCATGATTTCTTCGGGAGTGTCGTCCTGCTTGGTGGCAAGGTAGCCGCCAGTCTTGCGGATTGTCTTTAGAATCTCCTTTACGCCTTTCTTAAATTCTTTGGCGATTGGTTTGCGGGATTGGAATAAGACCTCATACAAACCATCTTCGGTTAAGAACCACATTTCGTAATTTCTACCATCTACGAAGATTGTTCGTAGATGCTTTTCTTCCTCATCTACAGTGCCTACCATTCTTGATACATCATAATAACCTTGCGATGTTTTCGCATAATCAATGCACTCTGCCACTTCTTTAGCAAGAAACAACGGATTTTCGGCAGTTCCGTAAACCGTGAATTTGTGCCCCAGCAACTCTGTTTCGCTTAGGACTTGAATCGAGTTTGTTAGCATAACAAAAAAAGCGCACGTTCACGGCTGCTAACAAACTCATAGGAATTTAGTTTGAGGACATTTCTGTTACCCCACCGTTCGTGCGCAATATCTTACATTATGATACTACTTGTTATATGTATTGGCAAAAAAATAACTCCAATGATGAAGCCATAGGAGTTTGCCGCTCCTATAAGTTGTTAGCACTGCAAAGAAAAGCATATTTTTCAATATAGCAAAACTTTGCGGTGTGTTTTTTTGCACATAAAGCATCATTTTTCTTTATTTTCTGAACGTGCAACATCCCAAAGGCTACTAAGTACATAACCAACTGATATGGTTGTTGTATAGTCTTCCGGCATTTCGTATGATTCTACTACACGAGTAAAATCATTATCAACAATATATCTTACAGTAGTAAGTATGGCATATCCTCCACGACTTTTAATTCTAAACTTTTGGTCTATTGTATATCCGTCATAAAAATTTTCCTCAAATGTATTAATATCACCAAATTCTTCACGATGTTTTCTTATCAAATCATAAACATCATATCTATCATTACCTTCCAAACAATTAAATGAAGTGTGAGTTTTATTATATTCTTCTATTATCTTTTTCGCCACAGATATAGCATTAAGATTGCTCCATATAGCCCTATTGCATTTACGAACTTCTGTACTTACGGGTTTGTAACTTTCATAATCGTAAGCTGTTTGCTCCATGTATTCATCTATCAAGTCTTCTCCTTTTGATTGTTCTGATTTGCACGACATCAAAGCTATCGCAACCAACATCAGTAATAAAATCTTCTTCATAATAACATAATTTTAATTGTTAGTCAATGAATCAATATATACGCAATCTTCCCAATATTTAGGGACTCGCAATATTTCAAGTTCAGCCATCATCATACCTCCATTAGAAATGTCATAAAAAGACTCGTATAGTCGTTTAAAAACACATTCGTCAAACTCCACTACCAGTTCGTTGCTTATACCAATATCTAAAAGGTAGATATATGCGTTATTGACAATATAATCAATACACTCATGTGTATCACACTCAGCAGATATGCTACAAATATCTTTCTTGAAGTCCATAAGGAACGTATATATTGCATTCCTTATTCTCGGATTTATCTCACGCATATTGTCGTCTGACAAATACTTCCAATGAAAATTCTCTATGCCATTCCTCACGTGAACCGCAATAGCTTTTGCCAAACGATTCTTGTCGCATAATATTTCGCTTGCCATTTGTTTCAATAACGCTTTGTCCTCTTCGGATATTTTTATTTCCATGATTTTAATCGCCTTTCTTGTTCAACAGCCTTTCTTCCGTCTGCTTCAATGTATTTTTCTTGATATTTAGCTGGTGCTCCACTATAAGGTCGTAGTCACAATTACCATCACCACCTTTGCTTGTCACCACCAAAAGCTCCAATAGCATCAAGAACAGAAAAAGAAATACGTAAAATCCTAATGCTATTTTGCTTTCTTCAAGAATACTGAACAACGCCTGCAATTCTTCCAAGAAACCTGTGTCTGCTTCTTCATAGTCTTTACGAACTACATCGGCTACCTGCATTTTTGCTTGCAGGTACGAATTTAGCTGTTTGTTGTAATCTTTTAAAGCATTCTCGTTGGCTTTAGCTTGACCACTTAGCGGATTTTCTACATTTCTCTTGTTTACGCTCGTCACTTTTTCTTCTATTGGATTCCCATCCTTATCAACCCCAGTCTGCTTTGTTGTTGTACTTACATCCGTAGCCACAATAACAGGATTCTTTGATAATAATTCATAAATCCTAATATTCTCTCTTCCTATGGAATCTATCTGCTCAGTAACCCTCTTTATGTCAGCATCTAAATATGCCATACGCTCAGGAATCGCTTCATTAATCTGTTTTGCTCTTATTTCCTTCATCTTAACGTCAATATCATTCTTGAAAATGATTTGGTCAAAGATTGTAGAGCCTAAAACTGCCATTAAAAAAGCTAATAACCCTCTAATAAATCCCATCCATCCGAGCTTCCCAACGGTTAATATAATAAAACGCTCTATGCAAATTATGATAGTCGTAAACACAAGCGATATGAGTATCTTACCATGTAGGCTTTCGATACCAACATATCTGTCCGCAAAGCAAAAACCAATAGTACCCCAAATGATAGAAAGTATAATGATTGCAGATATGTATCTTTTAAAAGTCCTATGACTTGCTTCTCCACATTCCTTCAGTATATCGGATTTCCATCCGATAATAAAGCATCCTATTTTAGTAAGTATTCCCATAACCGCACACTATCGTATAAATGATTCAGATTTGGCAGCAACACCTTTAAGGAATCCTCTCTCGTATGAATCAATCATGCTCATCATCTTGCTTTCTCCTACATCAAGGGCATCCTCCATCTCTTTTATCTTTTTAAGGTGTTCGTTGTACGTTTCTTTTCGTGCCTTCAATGACATGGAAGAGGAAGTTAGCCCCTGCGTTTCCACAATATCAATCTGCACGTTTATATCACGTATATCGCTTTCGTATCTCAGTCTTACTTGTTCAAAAAGCATTTTAAGACCGTTGTTTATAATCTTCTTCTTTGATTCCTTATACTGTATGTCAGAGTTACACATTGCATCATTGTAACCATCTTGCTCATAGTCAGTCTGTATGTAGGAGTATATGACATCAATAGGCATACCTGTACCATATTTAATTGTTATAGTATTGCTTTCTAGGTTTGGCTCTGAATCATCAACAAAATCCTCTCTTCTAATCTCAGGCAGAATTTCCTTACTATTATCCTCCACATTTGGCAATCCAACAACTTCTGTGTTATTAACTTGGTTGCCCTTCTTGAAAAAATTAAAAAGTCCCATATTTATTTATTGTTTTAGTTGGAATATCAAATTTTGCATGTCCTCTTTGGTGGCAAGAACTACATAGTGTAATAAGATACTTATCATTATATTCCCACGGCCGAAGTTTCCTCCCATTTTTATCAATATGGTATTGCTTATGATGTACAACCAATTTTTTTTCACTTCCACATATTGCACATTTATACCCATCTCTTTCTAATATATGCATTCTCTTTTCACGCCACCTTTCATCAAACAGAAGTTCTCTATATGAACCGTGATTAGAATAATATTGTTTCATTTTCTCAACCCCTTTCTAAAACTACTGTTTGCATTCCTTGAACTCTTCATAAGTCCACCTTTTACAACCCAAATGATAACCGCAATAAAAAATAGTATGTCCATAGCAACATTACATTTTAGTTAAACGTCGCAAAATTACCACATAATCCACAATGAAGCAAGGAAAGAGGCATGTTAGAAAGCACGGGATATATCCATCGGCTTCAATCAAAGCCACATAAACCATTATTATGCCCAAACCGTACCAATCACCACAGAACTATAAAGATTGCTAAAATCAGCCTTATCTAAACCATAAGGCATAGCAGGCGCTTACATGACACTACCTTGCATTGCCAGCTACCAAGCCATGACCTATTAGACATACCCTATATAAATAAAGGAAAAATGTCTAATCCAAAACCATAAAAAGAAAGTAATACAAAGAAAAAGTGAGCGACAGCGAACACCGCTCTCCCTTTTATTATGAAATAATCAAAGGGGTTTATACACATACTGCAAAGGAAAACATTCACGTAAACATCAACAAACTGCATAAAAATAATAATATTATTTTACAACAAGTACGAGGATATAAAAATAAAATATCACAACAATATAATAAGTAGCGAAAAATCAGAAAAAAAATCAAAAAAAATCGGGAGGGGACGGATGTTCACGGCTGCGCTGGTACAGGGGGGGCGGGGATACTTGCAACGTCTTTAAACGCTCGTTTGCTTCGTTGTATATGGCTTTAACAAGGCTATAAAAGACAAAGTAAACAAAGGGCGGTTCATTGTGAAGGTGCAAATAAATCGCTTTCATATAGCATAATATCAAGTAACAAGCGTATGCTATAAAACATATTACTATGACTATTTATTTACAAAATAATATATTATTTTACTTGCATATATGGTAATAATTTCGCAACTTTGCAGTGTTAAAAGATAAGAGATACAGCGCTACAATACAGGTTGTTATCTCATTGGTTAACAAGCGTGATATATTGATATGATGGATATAAAAAGAGAGCCTTAACACGGCAATGTTAAGACCCTCAAAGGTAGGAAGTACGAAAGTACCCCCCCCCGTACATGGAGCAAAGGTACTTTCTTATTTCTTTCCCTGCAAATATTCTTCAAATTAATTTCGTTGGCTTATTATAATGATGCAGTATGCAGGCAGTGTATACAGGCGGTTATCAGGCTATTAATCACGCTATAAGGTTGAATCATTAACAATTTAAACTATAGCATTATGGAAGCAATGAATTTCTACACCGCAAACGGTTGGGCTGGTTCGAACTATGACAGCAAGTTAAGTACAAAGGAAATCGCCGCAAAGGTCAGGGTTTTTGCAAAGAAGAATTTCCCGGGCTTTAAATTCTCTGTACGTTCTGAATGGAGCATGTACACGGATTCAATGTACATTGAACTGAAAGAAGGCACTTGTATTCCTTTCGTTGAAGGTTCAAGAAGTGCGGAACGTGGCTATATGTCCACGATGAGTACCGTAAAGGGATGGGAAGATGAGTTAACGCCGGAAATGTTCAAAGTGCTGGACGCTGTTACGACTTATGCAAGTTCTTTCCGTTATGACGATTCGGACGGTATGCAAGACTATTTCGATACTAATTTTTATTTAAAGATAAGAGTAAGTGATGAATATAAGGTTGTAGAACCGAAAGCGAAGAAAAGCAGCGTTAAGCCTGAAAAGGTTGAGGAAGCCAAAGAAGTGGAAGCCGTGACGGTTGAAGGTTTGGAAATCGTGGACTATTCAGAAAAGGCGGTCGCTGTGTTTGGCGAGACGAAGGCTATCAAAGACCAGTTAAAGGAACTAGGCGGACGCTTTAACCCTTCTTTAAATTATAACGGAGAAAAGCGTGCCGGCTGGATATTCAGCAAGAAGCAAGCGGACAAGGTGAAAGAGTTGATAACGCCTACAGAATTGCCGGCGCTTCCTGAAGAAATATATATCCCGGAACTTGCGGAGGAAACGGGACCATTTGAAAATATCCATTTAATCGAAACGGATAACTTTAACGGCGTGCGCTATTATGATATTGAAGGCGCGGGAATCATGACCAGTGCGAAAGTACGTGCAGATATACAGCCGGGCGATGTTTTCAATGTATATACGGATGGAGAGCGTAAGTTTCGCGTAACCTATGACGGTGTGAGCGTGAAAAGCAGCTTAAAAAAAGATTTACCCGGTATAATTGAGTTTAACGACAAGATAGAATCGGGCACGCTTAGCGCCTCATCACATTACACCCCGCTTGCGGAGGGTGTGGAATTTTACGAGAAGAAAGTAAAAGGAAAGCGTTACACCGTAAAGGATAAGCCGTTAACACCTGGATATTATGGCGTATTAGATAATTTGGACAACTGTATAATAGAATGCTATCCGACTAAGGAAGAAGCCGCAAAAGAGGCGGAAATGCTTAACACGCATATAGGCGAAAACGGACGGTTAAGAAGTATTATATAATTAAATAGGAGGATGTAATATGAAGGTTAACGATATTGTTATAAATGAACGCGAATTGCTTAATACAAAAATATATAATCCGGAATTTGATAGTATCAAAAGTATTCCGTGTACAATGGTGTTGCGGTTGATGGATACAGAGGAATACGGGTGCGACTATTGCGGGGCCTTGAATTTGGTTTTAGAACTGTTCCCGGAAATCGACCGGGCGGAGCTTGAAAAAGAGTTAGACCAGTTCGTATGAATGTATGTTAGGTATTATGTTATTGTTATTCGGTGCCGTGTTGTTTGTCAGCGGCACCGATATAGAGAGAATCAAGGAATTTATAAACGATGAATCGGATAAATTTTAAGGATATGGAAGCAAAACACACTTTTCAAATAGAATCAACCGTAATAGATGCCACAATTTCAGAAGTTGAGAAAGTAGTACCAATTTGGGCAAAGAATAAAGGCAAAAGCCTAACCGTATTAATTTACATGGGTAACAAGTGGCAATTATACAAGGTTTTTACGGCTTAATAGTTGCAATTATTCCGGCGTGGAGAACAACAAGCGGAGCGACACCGCCGCCGGGAACTATTTACTAACTTAAAAACATACAGGCATTAACGAATTAAAATAAAACAATCATGCAAACAATCATCGTAACAGTAAACCAGCAGGGAGAAAAAACAGCCCTGCAAATAGAAACATATTGCCACGTAACCAAGCATAGATGCACGTTGAGGTTTCGACCAACGTTTACGTTGTGATACCCCGCCAGCAATACGGCTGGCGGGATTGTGGAAAAAGGATATTAAAAACGAACAATTAAATAAAGGAGGAATGACTATGTTTTTTATATGCGTTATCGTGTGGCTCGTTTGCGGAACTTTGCGTGAGCTTACGGGAAATAACGGTTTTTAAGCCGAATTATCCGCCAAAGGTTGAAAGCCTTGCAAGTGGTGCAAGTTCCACGGGCGGAACAAAATATAACTTAAAATTTAATTATATGAAAGTGATTGAATATGGACGTGTCAGCACAGATAAACAAACATTAGAGCAGCAGAATAGAACTGTGAAAGAGTGGTTAAGCAGAAACGATTTGAAAGCTGATATAGTAGTGACAGAAGAAGGAATCTCTGGAGGAGTAACCTACAAAAAACGGAAGTTAGGGACTGAAGTACTTCCATTACTAGAGACTGGAGATATGCTAATAGTAGCCGAAATTTCCCGTTTGGGGCGTTCGATGGGAGATATTAACAAGCTAATCAACGACGAGCTAAAACCGCGTAAAATTCGCCTTGTAATCGTACAAATGAATTTGGATTTGAATTGCGGCAATATGAAAGCAATAGACGAAATGATACTGTATGCTTTCAGTTTTGGCGCGGCCGTTGAACGTGAATTAATCCAGGAAAGGACACGCAGTGCATTAGCTGTAAAAAAACAAAAGATAAAAGAAGAAGGTGGCTTTTACTCAAAGTCCGGCAACTGGTGCACCTCTTTAGGCGGAACAACCACCGGGCAAACAAAAGGCGGTAAGGTGAACGGTGAAAAGCGGAGAAAGGAAGCGATGAATGACGAAAAGAACAACATGATAGCCGCAATGTTGGAGGGGTGCAATACTCCGCAAGACATTGACAAGGTCGTCGAACGGTTGAACGCAAAGGGTATTTTGACAAAAACCGGGCTACCATTCACAAGGAATAGATTAACCGCGTTAAGGACTAAGATAAACAGGCGTGCCGAATATGCGCAAAGCAATCTATCAGCGTAAACCAATGAACATATTTAAAATATATCAGATATGAGGATACGAATTAAGACATTAGCGGAAATAGGCGAACAACACGACCGTATTTGCGAATATCTCGATGAACAAGGCAGAACGGAGAGTTCCCGTAAGGTAACGGAGCTATACGAATGTGCAATCGGACGAATACTCCAAATGCTTGGTGTTACCAAATTAGATGATGATAGCCTTGAATTTGTACTTGTAGAACCGCTAATGGTTGGTAGCTACTGATTTAAAAGGCGAATTAAGCCGTGCGAGGTAAACAACCCGAGACCGTAAATCAAACTGTGTCAATCCTTAACATGCCTGATTGTTTCCTATTTTACTTTCGGTTAAATATTTGGGAATCAGACATATTTAAAGCAGTATTAAACTAAAGAAATGATAAATTAAAGGTTTGACACAGTTCTATTTACATTCCCTATTGATTATTGTTCACGAAATCAATGACCTTTCTATTCGCTTCATCAACTTTTTTCATATCGAAACGGATATAGATGTCGGTTGTTGTACTGTTCGCCCAACTATGCCCAAGCGCGTGGGCGATTACCTCTTTGGGGACATCGAGTTCTGCCGCTACCGTGGCCCATGTGTGTCTTGCCCAATATGAAGACAAATCAGGGAATAAAGGATTTCTACTCTTTTTCCCTCCCAATCCCTTCCTTTCTGTCTCTCCAATCTGTTTTAACCCTATTCCCATACGATGTAGGAAATCCTTGTAATTTCCGTATTCATCCATTATATTAAGAAGATAATCCTTCCCTTTGTATTTCTCAATTATAACCTGCGCTTCCGGTTCTACTTTAATACTGTATAATTTCCCCGTCTTAGCTCTTTTATATTCAAAACGACCATTTACCAATGCAGAATGTTTTGCGTTGAACAAATCAGCTGCATTTACCCCTATGAGATAGAACATGAGCATGAACATATCCCTATATCTAATCTGGTATTCCTCACATGGATAATCTCTCAATAACCTAAGTTGTTCTGCTGTAAGGCTGCGTTTTCGGGTTTCCTCTTTCTTTATTGAAAACCTTCTGAATGGATACAATGTTGTGTACTCCTCATCAATGGCGTAGTTGAATACACTACGTATGTTCCGTAAATGAATAGCGTAGGCATTAACCTTCATCGTCTTTGCCATCCACGCTTCAAAGTTTTCCAGCCATGACTTATCCATGCTCTCAAAAGTACAATGACTATCGTATTCCTCAATCTTGTTTCTTGTGGTTGTATATATAGACTTAGTTCCCTGATTGGTTTTCTTGGAAACGAATTCATCAAGATAATAGAGAAACGTCTTTTGGTTTTCAACCTTGCTACTTATAGCGTCCTCTATCAACTTCTTCAAAGCTTTGTCTGTAGTTGATTTCAACTTTTCTTGTTGCTCTAAAGTAAATATTACTGTTTCCGCCTTGTTTATTATTCCACGGGCAACTATATTCCTCGGCTTGTAATTTTGTGCACGCACAGAATATTCATTCCCATTCCATTCTTTTTCCGATGCACTTAGCTGCGTAGCTATCATTATTTGTTTGTTGTGGAATACATTCAACTTTATCGGATAAGTGCCATCTTTTTTTTGCCTTCTTTTATCAAGGTAGAATTTAACCGTTGCCAT